CTTCAATTTCATCAACGGAAAGGACGATGACAAGCAGATAGTAACTCAATCCACCGATAAAGCTTTGAATAGAGCATACATCGATGGGAGTGTTTCAAAAAGATTTACATTCACTCTCCTGGATTTCAGGTCAGTGAGCTATGAACCTTTGCCAAGGATAGCAGGAAAGACGAGTGAGAATGTTGAAGAGATGTTCGATGTCCAAGGGATTGTGGATTGGATTGAAGAACAAGCTGATTTGAGGAATTATCCGAACTTCGGAGATACCTGCCAGATAGATTCAATGCAGACCACTTCTGATACTCCTAGTTTAAACGGCGTTGACACAAGCGTGACGCCCGCTTTGGCTAAGTACAGCATCACAATACAGATAGATTATATCGACCTATCTAAATCAGTATGGCAAAGTAATTAAAGGAGGAAAAAGATTATGAGTGCTCAAACCGTAATCAAGCAGTTTAATCTCAATAAGGGACAGAGAGCAGAGCGTAAGTATCTCGTCACTGTCGCTGAATGGACCGAGAATACTCTTGACGGAACAACTCCCGGCACTGAGACCGTAAGAGAAGTTCTTGGTACTAGAACTGAGGAATCCAGCGTTGACTACAATCCCGATATTCAGCAGTCCACCGATATCCTCGGTAACAACTATACCGATATGAACAAGACTCAGCCTTCGCAGAGCTTTGACCCTTTCCTTATTCTGGGCGGCTCCAGACTTGGCGCATTCCTGAACGATATCAGACGCAGAAATGCAGTATCCGAGCTGAATCAGTTCACTATCTATCTTATCACCGTATTTGTAGGACACGAAGGAGCCTACGAGGCTGAGAGGCATGTAGATTGCACTATTACCTACGATAGCATCGGCGGCGACTCCAACGTAGATTTTCCTATCACGGTATATTTCAGCAACAAGATTACCACCGGTACAGTTGACAAGGTCGGCGCAGACCTCAACTTCAGCCCGGATGTTACCGTTTAATTAATAGGAGGAGTTATGGCACTTACTGAGAATACCAACGAAGTTATTGATATTAACATCGAAGGCATTAAGAGACAAAGATTCCGCATTAACGGAGATTCAGACGCATACATCGAGTTGAATCTTTCTGACCTGAATATCACTGATAGGATGCAGTCGGGTTTAGAGAAATTACAGGATGAGATGGCCAAGATTGCAGCTCTTCCCGATGATGAAAACCTGTCAGAGGCTTTGAAAGAATGCGATGCACATATGCGTGATTATGTGGATTTCATCTTTGATTATCCAGTAAGTGCTGCTTGCCTCAGACGCGGCGGTACGATGTATGACCCGAAGAATGGCATGTTTGTGTATGAGCATATCATCGATGCCTTGACAAAACTGTATACTAACAATCTCAATGAAGAGTATAAGAAGCTCAAGGCCAGAGTAAGCAGGCATACCGACAAGTACACGAAGAAATCTAAAAAATAATGTACGAGTTACAAACAGAAGTAATCATAAATGGAGCATCATTCGGAATTCGGAACAAAGGAGATTTCCGAGTGGTGCTTGATTGTTTTAAAGCTCTAAATGATATAGAGCTGGATGAGCGAGAAAGAGTTCTCGCTGCTTTAATTATTTTTTATGAAGATTTTGACAGTATCGATGATGTACTGAAGCAAATAGAGATAATGCCCCAACTTGAGGAGCAGATGATTCTGTTTTTCGATTGCGGCGAAGAGGATTTACAGAGTAATACTGACAATATAAAAGTCCTGGATTGGGATAAGGATTCGAATCTAATTGTATCTGCAATCAACAATGTAGCAGGTAAAGAAATCCGAGCATTAGAATATCTGCATTGGTGGACTTTTATAAGTTATTATACATCAATCGATGAATGTCTTTTGACAGAGGTTATTCGGCTCCGGTATAAAAAAGCAAAAGGCGAGAAGCTTGAAAAAGCTGAAAGGAAATTCATCCAGCATAATCCTCAGTATTTCAATATCGATATGAGAACCACAGAACAAAAAGAAGCTGATGAATATATAAGACAGTTGTGGGGTAATTCATAATGGCAGATACCGATATCCTGTTGACAGTCGACCTCGACACTACAAATGCCGATAAGACTGCAGAACAACTTCAAAAAGAGATAGAGAATATTTTCAATACACGTCAAGGTAATCAATCTGCTGCCTTGACTTCTCTTGAACTCCAAATGAAAAAGATGTATGACAAGGCGACTGAGCTGAGAGAGAAGATGGCAGAACTTGCAGATACTCAAGTTGTCACTCCTGAATATCAGAAGCTCGAAGCAGATATGACTGCTGTTGAGAATGAGGCAATAAAGCTGGCTCATAAGATGAAGGCCTTTGAAAGAGCTGGGGGTGACACCGACAGCAGTAAGTATCAGCAATGGGCAAGGGATATGGAGCTGCTAGCTGGTAAAGCAGATGTCTTGGCAGGTAAGTTGAATGAGATGCGTGAAAACGGAACTGATGTAATTCTGGGTCGCGAAACTGAGGAATACCAGAAGCTCCAAGCAGAGTTGGACGCAGTTAATGATAAGCTCAAGCAGCAGATAGTCAGACATCACGAGATTTCTGATAAGGAGCTTCCCAAGGCAACTGCAAATATGACTCAGCTCCATCAAGCTACTGAGAAAGTCCGGAAGTCAACCAAGGATGTATCAAGTAATCTTTCAAAGGGATTAAGTGGAGCCACTAAAGGTATCACAAAGCTCCTCGGTAAATTTGCAATTCTCTTCTTAGGATTCAGAGGTCTTTACTCCCTCCTTATGAAGATTAGGAGTTATATTGTAGAGGGTTTCAAGAATCTCCGGGAGAGCGGGGTTGGAAATCTGAAGAAGCAGATGAACGACTTAACCAATGCTTGCACTACTTTGAAAAATGCATTGGCGGGAGCTTTTCAGCCTATCGTATCTACTATCATTCCATATATACAGAAACTTGTAGAATGGCTGACCGTTGCCATTGATAAACTCGCTCAATTTATCGCAGCGATGCACGGGCAGACAACTTATATCAAAGCAATCAAACAGGTTGGTGATGCGGCTGGCAAAGCAAATAAACAGCTCGCTAAATTTGATGAGCTGAATGTCCTTACTAAGCAGGGCAATGGAGCCGCCGGAATGTTTGAAGAGGCGAAGATTGCCGATGAGATGCTGGACCGAGTTGCTGAGCTGAAAAAGAAAATTGCAGAAATCAAGGAATGGCTTGATAAGTATATATTCAATCCTATCAAGAGTTTCATTGCTTGGTTTCTTAGCCCTATCACAGATAATATCGACAAGATAAAATTAGCGCTATATAATCTTTATCTTTTAACATCTGATATTCTTGGATGGATAAGAGAAAAGATAATGCACGCGGTCGGGGTGGTGAAAGAAGTATATGATGAATATATTAAACCCACTATGGATAAAATAATGGGATATGTTTCATATGCATTTGGTAAACTCCTTGATTTCTGGAATAAGCATTATGCTGAAATCAAATGGATAATTGACCAGCTTCAGGCTATCTGGGATGAAAGTGTTCAACCTATTATCGACGAAGCTATGCGGTTGTTTGGAGCTTTCTTTGCTTTGATTGGCGATTTCATAACCAGCGGTGACCTTGATACTTTGTTTGCTGGACTTGAAGCTCTATGGACGATGTTATATCCTCATATACAGAGATTTCTCACTAACTTGAGAATTGGCGCAAAGCTTGTAAGCGATTTTGTTTTAGGTATAATGCAGAATGCTCGAAAAGGGGTAGACTTCATTCGCAAAATGCTTGAAGAGAATGGTGATAATTTCACCACCTTCAAAAACTTATTGCTATTAGCATTCGAAGCTATAGGAGATGCGGTTAGACCGGTAATTGATTTGTTCTTGCAATTAACCGGAGCCATCGCAAGCTTCTTAGATGTAATATGTGGTTCGAATTTCAAATCAGCTCTCGGTAATATTGAAAAATTAACTTCTCTTGATTTTGGATTGGAGAGTTCAGCAGATGTATCAGCTTTAGCCGCGTTGATAGATGCAATTGCTGGAACGAATTTAGGTAATATCAGCAGCGCCTCCAATGCAGGTAAAAAACGTCGTAGAGGAATGGCAAGCGGCGGTGTAATTCCTCCTAACGCTTCAAAGCATTTTGTAATGGTCGGCGATAATAATCACGAGACCGAAGTTGTATCTCCTCTGTCAACGATGCAAGAGGCAATGATTAATGCATTACAGTCAGTCGGATTTGGAGCTGGTGAACAGCCTATTAACATTTACCTCGGAACTGATAAGATTTATTCTGAAATCAGAAAGATGGAAAAGCGCAGCGCTATAATGGGAGGTTAAAAATGACAGGACCTGATATCCTCAAAGTAAATAACACACTCCTTCCTCCTCCGATGGCTTATTCGGTCGAGTATAATGATTTGGATTCTAACGATACTGGCCGTTCAGAGAATGGTATGCTTCACAGAGTTCGAGTGAGAAGTGGCATTGCTAAGATAAAAGTAGGCTGGGAGCAGTTGACGACTGACCAAGTCAATACTATTCTTACTGCGGTAGAGCCTGCATCATTAACCGTTATATATTATTTCGGGTCAGCGAAGACCGCTACAATGTATGCAGGTGATAAGTCTTTGCAGCTTCTGAGAGTGAATAACAATAAAGCTAAATGGAATCTTAGCTTTGACTTGATTGAATTTTAAGGAGAAGATATGTATCCGGTATCAGCAACTTTCAAAGATTATATTAAACGGAATACAGTATCCTATTCTTGGTCCGGAACTATTGTGGATAAAGAAGGCACTTCTTATGAAATCACCAATGCGAATATAATTAAGAATTCTAGTAGGATTACAAAGAGGTGCAGTACTGACCAGCTATCAGTCGGTACTACTTGTGCGGCAGAACTAGAATTGAATCTGTATCTTGATGTTGACCGCTATAAGTTATATGGCGGTACAAGTGAGATTTCTTTTATCCTGGACGAAGGTATCGATGCTAACGAGAATCCGGTCACTGAAGAAGTGCCGATGGGAATTTTTACTATCTCAGAGTGCAACCAGTCAAATGGTAAACTCAGCATCATAGCTTATGATAATATGCAGAAATTTGATAAGGTTAAATTCACTGCTAGTCTTAACAATGAGATACTGACCCCGTTTAATTGGCTGTCACTGATATGTGATGAGTGTGGTGTAGTACTTGGTAATACATCATCACAAATCGCCGGGATGCCTAATGGCAATCGCCCTACAGGCTTTGCAGATGTAGTATCAGATGCAGATACTTGGAGAGATGTCCTTGGATATATGGCAGCATATCTCGGAGGATTTGCCTACATAGGTCGAGATGGTAAGTTATATATCGGTCAATATCACGCAGTTATTGTAGATACTATCACTGCTAGCTTTCGTTCATTTTCAAATCTATCTGATTTCCGGACCACTTATGATGGATTGTATGCCACCTATAAGGACGGCGGAGTTCAGGAATATGTGAGCAATAATAATTCGAATGGATTGGTACTCGACTTAGGTATCAATCCATTTCTCCAATTCAATGACCAGACAAATAGGCTCGCAGCTCTTCAGGAGATAATCGATGCTTGGAATGGAGTTTATTACGTTCCTTATGATTCGGATATGCCTTTGATGCCTCATTATGATTTGGCAGATGTCATTCAGTTTACTAATAATCAAGCGGGTGAATATGATTATGGAGCCATCACTGAAATAGTATATAATTTAGGTAGTCAGATATCAGTTAATTGTTGTGGGGATAATCCTATATTAGCTGCGGCGCAGGATAGATTTACTAAGACGGTAGCAGGTCTGTCCTCTTCTTATAATAATGGACAAGAAATCGGTACAAAGAATTTTTGGTTACTGCATACCGAGAATGCTTCTGCGATAACCGTAGGCTCTACAAAGCTTCAGGTAGCTGAAATTGAATTTAAACAGATAACTGATGTACAGCGCCTTGCTTTAGTATTCACTTGTGAGTTAAGTTTGTCAACTACCGCAATTATAGATTTAACCTTAACTGTTGATGATGAAGAAGCTTATACTTTTGAGGTCACTGAAGAAAAAGCGATGAAAGGTAAAAGGATTTTAAACGCTACAAAAGCGTTCCGCATTACCGGAAAAGGAACACACATTGCTAAAGTCTATATGAAAGTAACCGATAATTCTCTTAAATGGAGCGATTTAGGATGAGTGCTACGATTGCAATTAATGATTTGAGTTTTAAAATATTTGGATGTGGTCACGATTACACCCTTGCAGATAGTGGTAAAGGTGATATCCAAGTTTTCTCACATCCTTATGTCCCACTTAATTCGGTTATGTATGCAGGAATGTGGTATTTCACTGTTCCCGATGAGAATGGTGAACCTTTGGACGCTGTCAAAGATGATTTAGCTCATTGTGAATTTACTCCAGCTCTCGGAACGATATTTGACACCGAGGGAGAGGTAACTGTTGAGTGTCATTATTACAGGGAGTATATCTACGAAGAGGAAACAGTCATCATAGAAAAAACAGCAAAGCAGACAATCACAGTGGTTGACCACGGAACAGTTTCAAGTGCGGCTCATTGGCTTGGCTCTTGGAATGAATATGTGCGTTGTGATATCTATTCAGATGGATATTGTTTTTTCCGTCCGATGTCCACAACGGATGTTGGAGCATATGTATATGCGTCTGACAGTTGGAATGCTATCAAGAAAGTCTCCTCAATCCCGTGGAGAGCAAGCAGTTTAGGCAGACAAGGAAATTCTATGATTAATAGTAGTGTGCTTGCTGATATTTCAGAATTTGCATTTGTTGATGCAAGCAATGCAACTATAATTTGCCTATTTACCAATGCACAAGCACTTACAGATATTTCAGCCCTTGCCGAATGGGATACCTCAAAATGTGAAGATATGCAAGGACTGCTTTCATATTGTACCGCAATCACTGACCTAACACCTTTGGCAAAATGGAATGTTGCCAAAGTCAAAACGCTATATAGTGCCTTTGCGGGAATGATTGGTTTATCTAATCTTCACGGTCTTGAAAATTGGGATGTGTCGAAAGTGACAAATATGATAAGTATGTTGATAGGTTGTGAAAACCTAATTGATATTTCAGCATTGCTTAATTGGAACACCGAAAGTCTCACAACTTTAGACCAATTCCTTTATATGCATAACAGCAACCCCAAACTCACAAGCCTGCACGGTTTGGAGAATTGGGATGTATCCAATGTCACAGAATTGGCTCATTTCATTGGAGAGTGCAAAAAGATTGCAAGCCTTGCCGAATTGTCGAATTGGACTCCGAAACCTACAAGCCTTTATGGTTTTGCACAAGGATTATCCATTCGTAGTCTTGATGGTCTTGAAAATTTTGATGTATCAAACTGTCAGAGTTTTAATGGAGCGTTCCAAGGCAATTACTATCTGACCGATTGCGATGCAGTAAAGGATTGGGATACATCAAGCGGAACAGATTTCGGTTATATGTTGCAAGGGGCATATTGGCTCACATCTATTAAGGCATTTGAAAATTGGACATTCCGAGGAAATTGTGGTTCTATGTTCTACCTTGCAAGCGTTGTTTCTCTTGATAATGTTATTCTTGACATTTCAAGAGTTACAACCACAGGTGGAATGCTTTACGCAATGGAGAAAGACTATTCATCGAAACTCGGGAAAAACCTCATCAAATTGGGTAATGTTTGGTATGACGCTAATCATACAATGTATACAGTTGGCGAGGTTGATGACGGCGAGCATCCTCTTGTCGAGGTAACAAGAGATGCAAGCAATGCCTCAAATTGGACGGTAAACGGAACAGGATTGCAAGTATTTAACATCGACAGATGGTCTAATATCCCGGCTTGGAATTAATTATGAGTAATACTATTAAACAAAATGGAATGAGTTTTATGATATTCGGCGCAGGGCACGATTATACTTTAGCGGATAGCGGAAAAGGAGATGTACAATTCTTTTCACATCCTTTTGTGCCTAAGAATTCTAAAAATTATGCAGGCCAATATTATTTTTTAGTTCCCGATGAAAACGGAAATCCTATTGATGCTGTAAAGGATGACCGGGCACATTGTACATTCAGTCCTGCTATTGGTGCAACTTTTTCAACTGTTGGTGAAACTACAGTATCTGTTCATTATCATAGAGAATATATTCACGATGAAGAAACAATCATAGTGGATAAAACAATCAGTCAGATTATTACTGTAGTCAACCACGGCTCTGTTTCAGAAAGGGTAGATAATCTTGATATCTACTCAGACGGATATGGATTTATAAGGCCTCTTACAACGAGTGGAGTAGAAGTAAAAGATTATTCTCTCGGACAACATAACAATGTCAGTAAGTTATCTTCAATCCCTTGGAGAGCTACAGGTCTTGGACTATCTTGGAACTATACGGGTTTCTTTGCATCCACAAATCTTGAAGATATATCTGAATTTAAATATGCGGATGTATCAAAGTGTGAAGTGATTATTTCTCCTTTTGGCAGGACAGGTGATTTGGATTTAAGTCCTATTGCTGATTGGGATGTGTCAAATGTTATTGTATTCAGAAGTTTCATTGACTACTCAGATATATCATCTCTCAAACCATTAAAGAAGTGGAACACATCAAAATTTGTCGATATGGAGTTTGCATTCTCAAACTTTCAAGGAGAAACACTTGAGGGGCTTGAAGATTGGGATGTCTCTAATGTCGAGGATATGCGACAGATATTTGACCATAGCAATATAAGTGACGCTTCGGCTATTGCAAATTGGGATGTTGCTAAGGTTCAGAGACTTGATTATGCGTTCTCTACTACTAACCTCACAGATACAAGTGCAGTAGCTCTTTGGAATGTAGTTGCGTTGGAGAATATCGAGGGTATTTACAAGGGTTGTGATTATCTCACCGACTTATCAGGTCTTTCAAATTGGACTGCCGATATAATCGATATTTCCGAGGCATTTGCTATATGTGAGTCTTTAGTTGACATAAGTGGTGTGCGTGGATTAAATGTTTCAAATGTTACTGATTTTATGGCAGTGTTTGCATTTGATACACATTTGATTTCACTTGACGGACTTGAGGGCTGGAATGTATCAAATGGAACGATGTTCTATCGTATGTTCAAAGGATGTCCTTGGATTTCTGACATATCAGCAATCGCTAATTGGGATATGACTTCAGCAGAACGTGTTGATGAGATGTTCAATGGTGACGGATACATAACTACTGTAGATGACCTTGCTAATTGGAGACTTAATACACAAGCAGTTGGAAATATGCTCACAGACGGAACTGCTTGTTATTCATCAAAGATTGACAAACCGTTGTGGTACAATGCATACTATTATTATGATTATGAAGACCATCAATATATCAACGCAAATGTGGAAGATGAAGACCACCCTTTGACATATCCGACATACGATGCGAATAAAGCAAGATTATGGGGAGTACACGGCTCTAATCTGCACGCTTTCGATGCTAAATGGACAAATAAACCCTCTTGGAATTAAGGAGAACGTATGGCTACTAAAACACCCAATTATGAATTATGGATGCCCGACGGTACTGACGATTTTGATGAATTTCGTGAAGAGTTCAATGAGAATATGCAAACTATTGATGAGCATATGGGTGGCGGCGGAGGCTCATCATCGCTTGCAGGATTGTCTGATGTCAATTTATCATCGCCTTCAAATAATCAAGTGCTAAAATATAACAGCACATCTCAGAAATGGGAAAATCAAAACGAGAGCGGCGGCGGCTCGGGCGGGCATACTATCTATGATTCTAACGGAACTGCAATGACTCAAAGAAGTGGATTGCAGTTTACAGGCAATGCAAGTGTTACAGATGATAGTACGAACGATACAACCATTGTCAATATTTCAGGCAGTGGCGGTGGCGGAATTATTCCAATGCTTGCAGGAGCAGAACAACTTTGGAGTGGTTCATTCTCAGGAACAGGCACTATTGATGTTCCTAATCTTGACAAATATCTTGTTATTGCTGTGCAAAATGATGTATCCGTGTTGGTTCTCGGTAATACTTTTACGGGTTCGGGTGCATTGGGTATATATGGACAGGCACAGATTGGAGAATTTTCATATCGCTTTGATAACTCTGTTGCAAACAAGTTGAAAATAGATGTCAACAACAGAGGTATTATTTATTACAATGGAAGTTCTACGGCATATGGTGGGTCGTGGTGTACTATCACCAAGATTTACGGTCTTGTAAGAAAAGAAGGTAATAAGGCAATTTCTGCTCCGATTATTTATTCAGATACTGAAAGAAAAGTGGGAGTGTGGCGTGATAATAAACCGATTTATCAAAAAACAATCACATATCACGACTCCACAGGTCAGTATTCCGAGTTGATAATTGATGATATTTCAAGTTTAGATATAGATACATTCGTCAATGCCTTCGGTTCAGCATACGAGGCAGGTTGGGGTTGGGGAAGTATTCCCTCTGACGGGAACTTTATTCGCTATAATACCACAAATGGAAATCTTCAGTTGGACACAAGTCACTTCTCTTGGTCGAATGCTGATTATTACATCACCGTTCAATACACCAAGACCACAGACGTTGCGGGTTCGGGTGATTGGACAACTGAAGTACCTACGGTTCACTATACGACCTCTGAGCAAGTGGTCGGAACGTGGCTCGGAAAGCCTTTGTATCAGCAGACTATTCCGTTCAGCGGATTAAATTTCACGGGAAATGTTGACTATCCTTTCGATGTGAGTTCTTATGCGGTGAATGCCGAAAGAATATTCCTTCTGCTCGATATGAGTTTTTACATTGTCAGCAACGTGCAGAGAAGTTTTATTTATTCAACTTCATCTCCCGTGCAATCGACCTATGTGATGTTGAGAACAGAGGTCAACAGAAATAATGCTTCGGGATATGTTACCATTCGTTACACAAAGACTACTGATTAAACCCAGGCAATCTTAATTGATGATAGGCTCCCTCACTCTTCGGGGTGAGGGTTTTTACTGCCTATATAAAAAATATATAAATTTTTTATAAGTTTCTTACAAGTTTTTTACAGGAAGTGTATAAGCTGCACTTCCTTTTTTATTTTACAATAAAATCAGAAAGGAGATATCCAGATGAATTTATATAACAATCCTTATCAACCATATTATCATTCAAACAATGGCATTAATTGGGTTCAAGGTATTGAAGGAGCTAAAGCTTACCAGCTCCAACCTAATAGCAACACGATTTTGATGGATAGTGAGAATGATAACACTTTCTATATCAAGGTCAGTGATAACGTAGGTATGTGCAATCTCAGAGTATTTAGATATGAGGAAATCAATACATCACTGAATACTGATGAGTATGTCAAAAAAGCTGATTTGAAAATGGAAGTCGAGAATCTTGTCAATTCAATGTTAGGAGGTTCAAATGAACAGTCTATTTCAGCAGTTAAATCCGGCCAGACCTCTACCAAATAATCTGAAGCAAATGGCATCGATGATAAAAGGTATGAACAATCCTCAAATGATGCTAAGTGACCTAGCAGCTAAGAATCCTCAGCTTCAATCCGTCCTGCAGATGGCAAACGGTAATTATGAGGTCGCATTTAATAATCTTGCGAAGCAGATGAATGTAAATCCGGAAGAGATTATCAATCTATTGAAATAAATCGTTAGTGCGCAGAACGATTTATATAAAAATCTATGAAAGGAGAAAACAATATGGCTATGGAAAATGGAATTACTCCCGTAATGCCTATCGGTGGAGCTGATACCTTCGGTGGTGGAGGCTTTTGGATATTCGCTCTTCTTATCCTTGCGATGATGGGTGGTAATGGATTTGGTGGTTGGGGAGCTGGAAACGGTAACTCAAATGCAATCCAGAACGACATCAACAGAGGATTTGATAATCAGAATCTTCAGGCTCAGACCAGAGATATTTTATCAGCAGTAAATGTCGGAACGGCTCAAGCAGTTGCAGCTACTAATCAGACCTTCCACGATAATCTTGCCGCAATGCAGAGTCTTTACAATGAGACTGCCCGAGATATCGCAGGTCTTGCAGTAGGCCAAGCAAATGTCCTGGCAAAGCAGAATGAGTGCTGCTGCGAGACTAAGCAGCTTATCCAGCAGACCAATTATGATGGAGCTATGAGAGATGCAGCTACCAATGCAAACTTCACTGCTCAGATTCAGTCGGTCAAGGATATGATTGCTCAGGATAAGATAGAAGCTCTTCAGTCACAAGTAAGTCAGCTTCAGCTTGCGCAGGCAACTTCCGGTATGCTTCGCTTCCCTAACTCCTGGAGTTATGGAGCAGGCCCTTTCCCTCCTATCTTTGGATGTGGATGTGCAAATGTATAAATGAGTGTATTGAGTACACCTTTCATAACGAGGGTGGCTGCGGCTGCCCTCAATTTATATAAGGAGAATAACTATGTTACAAGCATATAGTCTTAATATCACAGTACCTACTAACTCAGCAATCGCTTTCAATAATGTAATCCTTCAGAAGGGTTGCACTACTACCATTTCCGGAGATGCTACCATTCAGCTCAATAAATGTGGAGTATATATGGTCGAATGTGATTGCAGCTCGGCAACCGCATCAACCATTCAGCTCTTTAAAAACGGAGTAGCTCTTCCGCAGGCTCAGAGCACCGGGACATCTCCTAACTTCTTAGCATTGGTTCAGGTATCTGAGGATAATACCCGCTGTCCTTGCAGCTCAGCGACCAATCTTCAGGTTAAGAATGTAGGAGCTAGCTCAGCAACTTTTACTGATGCAAATGTTGTGATTACAAAGGTGGTTTGATATGAAAAGAATTGGAACAGGTGAGAGTGGAGATATAACATTTCTTGATATCATATCTATTCTGAGTTTCTGCATAGGCCTTGAGAATCTGGATATGAATATAACACAAGAGGATATGCAGAAGAATTCAGACCGGCTCGATGAGAGGTTGAGAAAGGAAGTAGAGGATATTCATTCTCATCTGGCAATTCAAGATACAAAATTAAATCACATCGTCAGATTGTTGGAGGAAATAAAAAATGGAAGTAGATGAGATTTACAGTCAGTTATCAATCCATATGATACAAGGAATAATGTTTCACGACCAGATGGCTAACTACTATGACTTCCTCGGATTGAAAGGATATAAAAGATGTCACGAGTATCATATGTTTAAAGAGATGACCAGTTACAGAGCTTTGAACAGATACTTTATCAATCATCATAACATTCTAATCCCAGAAGAAGCATTCGATAATCCGGAGATTATCCCGGAGAGCTGGTTCAATTATTCGAGGCAAGATGTCGATGCAAGTACAAAGAAGAGTGCAGTGAAAGCAGGTCTCGATAAATGGGTCAGCTGGGAACGAGAAACAAAACATCTCTATGAGAAGATGTATAAGGAGCTTTGCGAGATTGGAGAAGTAGCTAGCGCAATGCAGGTAAAAGAATTTATCTGCGATGTTGATGCTGAACTCAAGAAAGCAGAAAGATATAAGCTCAATAAAGAAGCAACCGGATATGATTTAGTATCTATCATTGAAGAGCAGCCAAGGAAGCATCACAAATATCAGAAGAAATTAGAAAGCATTGGGATATCGATTTGTTAGGGTCCAAAACCCTATATATTAGGAAGATACTCAACCCTAGATATCGAGAAAACCCAGCAAATAAGAGGCTTTGGAGCCTCTTATTTTTGTTGTTGAATTATATCTAAAGGTGTTATATTATATTTATGATGATTGATGTCAAGTGTTTAATCATCGAAACTAGCAAAACTCAAGGAGGTAATGATTATGGCAAACAACATTATTAAGGGAATGATATCTGTAGGAACTGAGCATCCTCTGTATAACAAGGTTGTTGATTTAGAGGTTATCAGAGACAGCACCGGTTTTGATGGCAAGCAGACCTACGTGAGAACAATCAATCCGGTTCTCTTCACTAACAGATATTCACTCGTCTACAGAGATAACAGATATATTGGCACCAAGTCCCTGCCCGATATCGAGGAGCAGGTTGAAGGCTGGCTGGTAAAGTGAGGAGGTAATGATAATGAATGTTGATATCTTAGCAGAATTAGAAGCATACAAGATGGACCCTGAAGCCTATGAGCTTATTATGGGAGGAACTCCTGAGGAGCTTTTCCCTAAAGAGATAGCTAGTCTTGATAACTGGCTCAACAATGTCTACAGCAAGTGAGGAGGTCCGTATGAAACTTCATCAGTATAAGAATTACACAATCGTTCAGAGAATCGGAGCTTCTCATAAAAGATGCAGAACCGTATCCTATGATTACTTCGTTGAGAAAGATGGTAAAGAGCTGAGCTATCGCACCCCTGGTGAGTATTTTGCTTACAGACAGTCCTTTGATACCAAGAAAAAAGCAATCGAGTTCATTGACAAGATTGAAAGCAAGGAAATTAAGGTATCTAACAAATCCGGTTCAAATGGTTATGTATGGGAAGATAAGTAAGGAGAGAATGATGATTAATATCCAGATTGCAAAATCAAAGAAATGCAACGGTGATTATTCAATGTATATCACTTCCGATTTTGATATCCGCATCGTGCAGGCTATTAAAGCATTACCGAGCAGATGGTGGTATGCTGATAAGAAAGAGTGGGAAGTTCCTCTTAATAAGCTCCCGGAGCTGCTTGTTTCATTATCTTGGAGTGATTTCAATATTACCGGTGAATATGTGAGCCTTGAGAAGCCTAAAGCTGATGTTCCCGCCGGATTCAAATTCAAGACCAACCCTTACGAGCATCAGATTGCAGGATTTAACTTCGGTCTTCAGTATGACCGCTGGCTCCTGGGAGATGAGATGGGTCTTGGCAAGACAAAGCAGGTCATCGATATTGCGATAGCAAAGAAGCTTGCAAAGGGTTACAAGCATTGTCTTATCATCTGCGGGGTAAATGGTCTCAAATGGAATTGGAGGAATGAGGTATCGGTTCATTCAGATGAATCTGCTTATATCCTCGGTCAGAGAATCAATCGTGACCGGATTACAATCGGAAGTAATGCAGATAAGTTGACCGATGTCAAGATGCTCAGCTCCAATCCTTCTTATTTCATAATCACTAATGTTGAAACTCTTAGAGAAGAGGAGATTGTTAAGGAGCTGCAGGCTCTCTGTAAATCTGGTGAAATAGGACTGATTGCATTTGATGAATGTCATAAAGCCAAGAATCCTCGCTCTCAGCAGGCAAAAGGAATTCTCAAGCTGCAGGCTGAAACAATGATTGCAATGACCGGAACTCCCTTGATGAATACTCCTGAGGATTTGTTTGTTATTCTCAAGTGGCTGGGATATGAAAAGAATTCTTTTACCTCATTCAAAGCTCACTACTGTATCTATGGTGGATACGGCGGATATGAAATCGTAGGTTACAAGAATCTCTCGGAGCTGCAGGAAAGACTGAACGATATAATGCTCCGTCGTCGTAAAGAGGATGTCTTGGATTTACCCGAGAAGACTTATATTGACGAATATGTTGATATGACCCCGAAGCAGAAAAAGGTCTACAATGAAATCAAGATGGATATCCAGATGAATCTGGACCAGATAAAGAAAGCAACCAATCCTCTTGCAGAACTTATCAGAATGCGCCAGGCTACCGGATATACAGGTATCCTTTCCAGCTCAATTCAGGAATCCGCAAAGCTCGATAGAATGGAGGAGCTGGTAGAAGAAGCGGTTACTAATGGTAAGAAGGTTGTTATCTTCAGTAACTGGACACAGATGACCGATGAGATTTACAAGAGATTGCATCCTAAGTATCATCCCGCAATCATAACCGGACAGACTGATGATGAGACCAGACAAGATGAAGTCAATCATTTTCAGAATGATGATAGCTGTAAAGTTATTATCGGAACTTCAGGAGCTATGGGCACCGGTCTTACCTTGACTGCAGGCACTGTTGAAATCTTTCTTGATGAGCCTTGGAATATGGCTCTGAAGGAGCAGTGCGTGGACAGATGTCATAGAATTGGTCAGAAGAGTAACCTCACAATCTACACTCTAATGTGCAGGGATACGATGGACCAGAGAATCCACGAGATAGTAGAGAAGAAAGGAGTAATGGCAGATGCATTAGTAGATGGCAAGATTGATAAGCAGAATAAATCTGAGCTGCTTGATTTCTTATTAAGTTGATATCTCAGATAAATATACTATAATACATTTAGAGTCAGACGAACTATTCACCACTCGAAGAAAGGAGATGATAAAACAATTAAGGAGGAAAAGAAAATGAAAGGTTTAAAAATTGAAGAGGTTGCAGTCAAGGTCGGAGTGAGTGTTCAAACACTTAATCGCTGGTATAAATTCAAAAAGGAGAATCCTAAAGATTCTATCAGCAAGACCTTGCCTGCTTATAAAATGGTAACTACTACATCTGGATGTGTCAGATTATGGCAAGAGAAAGATGTAGAAAAATTAAAGGATTTCAAATCCAACATTATCCCAGGACGCACCGGCCGAATGGGCAAGTACAAAGGAGAGGGTACAAAAAATGGCAAGAGCAAAGATTGAAAGAAAACAGACATTGGCGGATTTAGTTCCACTCTATGGAGAGCAGAACGCAGAGTGCAATGCACTCAAGAAGGTTGTAGCTGACCTGAACAGCAAGATTAAGACCGCAATTCACGAGGCTCGCAAGGAGAATACGGATATCGAAATTGACGGCTGGAAGGTCACGCTTTCGGTATCTGATAACTCAACCTTCAATGAGGATAAGCTGATTGAGTTTGCCAAAGCTCATAAGCTCAATATCGTTAAGAAGAAGGAATATATAGACTTTGATGCTCTCGAAGGCCTTATCTACAATGGCAAGATAGATAAGGAGCTGCTTGTTGAGATGGATTCTTGCAAAGAGGTCTCTACAAAAGAAACTCTGAGATGCACCAGAATGAAGGAGGCGTGAGATGGCGGCTCCTAAGAAAAAAGTATATTCCAGTAAATCGAATATCCTTACTATTTCAGCATCAAGTAAAGTGAGCGTCCAGATAGGCACCAAGTTTTTCACGCTCGAATACTCCGAGACCAGAAGTGTTTCCGATGAGCCCGGAGTTAACATCGAAGAGGAAAGAAAGATTCTCTGGGATACCGTTAATGCGGAAGTTGATGCTCAGATAGAAGATGTTTACAATACTTACGAGACCGTCAAAAAGAAAAAATCAAGAAACTAGTTGATTTTATTTTTGTCGTGAGTATAATCAGTTTGATGAAGTTGATTTATCACAAATAGGTTGGCTTGGGTTGTGCCGAACTCTTGCAATATAGAACCTCATAATTCAAGTCAAACCAGAGCTTGTATATTAGGAACGGCACTTCCTATTATACAGGCTCAATTTTTTAAGAGGTATTGAATGAATGTAAAAGATGATAATTTCATAACGATTCAGGGATGGATGAGGAATCAGCTCGGATTAAAAGGAAATGATTTGCTGGTCTATGCAATCATTTATGGATTCAGCCAAGCTGATAATCAGAAATGCACCTGTAGCATTCAGTATATGGCCGATTGGTGTGGAGCCACCAAGCAAGGCATTCTTAATAATATCAAAAACCTTCTGGATAAAGAATTAATCACAAAAAGAAATACTATTATCAACGGAGTAAACTCAGTTGAATACCGGTCAACTCAGTTGACTAGGGCGGTAAACTCAGTTGACCAGGGTGGTAAACTCAGTTTACTCAATAATATAGAATATAAGAAAAAAGAAAATAAGTCTTTATCTAAAGATAAAGACAGGACACCGGCCTTTGAATTTGGCAAAAAGAAAGCTACTAAATCAACGATGTATAGTAAATGCATTGCTTTGGTAGATGACTTCACAGATGATGCTCAGCTCCGAAAAGTATTAATCACTTTTTTGCAGGGATGCATCGATAACTCAAAAGAATCCGGGAATCCGTTTTACACTAATCACTTTAAAGGCAAACTCAATTCACTCGGTAAATTAGCATCTGACCCTGCTAAGCAGAGAAAGATAGTAGTTCAATCACTTGATAATGGCTGGTCAGGATTTTATCAGCTCAAGCAGGATAAGAACGCTGCAAAGGATATTGAGCACTTGAATCCGGATAAAATGCAGCACGCAACCCGAGAGCAGAAAAAGAAATTCAAGGAGGATATAGCAAGTGGAAGAGCAGAGGAATTCTGAATGCTGGTATAAAGACAGCTGCAAAGAAGATTGCAATCGCTGCGTTGTATATCCTCAGATGAAATGGCAGATGGATAACAGCGGTTTATATCCAGCTCAGCAGAAACCTATCAAGTTATTCATTAACGATAATAACGATGTTGATAAGAAGGCTTATAAGCAGCTTTCAGATATCCGGAAGAATATCGTTAAATTTGTAGATGAGCATCGTAACCTCTATATCTGCAGTGATAATGTAGGGAATGGCAAAACGAGCTGGGCAATCAAAATGCTCCATACTTATTTTCATCACTGCGCTGTCGGTAACTATGAAAACCTTCTCGGTATGTTTGTCAATACAACAGACCTGCTCTTGAAGCTAAAAGATTTCAATAACCCTTTACCTCAGAAGTATAAGGAGAATCTAGAAACGGTGGACTTGGTTGTATTTGATGATATTGGAGTAACCGGGATATCACAATATGATTTGACGCAGCTCCTTAATATCATCAACAAGAGGATATTGGCTCAGAAGTCAACCATATATACATCAAATATCACAGAGTATGACCAGCTGGAGCAGCTCCTGGGGTCTAGACTTGCAAGCAGGATTTACGAAGCAAGTGAAATCATCACATTGAAAGGAATGGATATGAGATAATGGTAGCATTACAGGTACTAAGCAAATGCTTAGCAAGTGGCAATATATCAATAATCGAAGATAACCAGCTCACTGAGGATTACTTCATCGGATATGAAGACGAGTTTAATTTTATTGTCAACCATTATAAGCAGTATGGCAATACTCCTGACTCAGAATCATTCCTTTCGAAGTTTGAAGATGATAAAATCCTCGAGGTCACTGAAAGTGATGAGTATCTTGTAAGGACTATCCGAGAAGAGTGGTTATATAATAAATCAGTTCCGGTTGTCCAGAAGATTGCTAAGTTACTGGAATCAGATGCGAATGCAGCGGTTGAGTATATGCTTCACGCTATGCAGAATCTCCAACCCGATTACAATCTGGGAGGAGTCGATATTATAGCGGAAGGACATATCCGGTATGAGGAATTTATCGATAGGAAAAAGAATCAGGATAAGTGGTTCTTCACTACCGGATTGCAGGAGCTTGATGATGTAATCCACGGATTAAAGAGAAAAGAAGAATTTCTTTTAATCTTCGCTAGAGTAAATATCGGAAAATCCTGGATGTTGGAAAAGATAATCACTCACATTTGGGAAATAGGATTTAATGTTGGTTATATATCACCAGAGATGGGTCCGAGTAGTATCGGATATAGGTTTGATACTCTGCACGCTCACGTTGATAACCGAGGATTGACTTGGGGTAATGATGATGTCCCTGAAGATATGTACAAGATGTATATCGATAATCTCGCAGAGACTAAACGTAAGTTCATCGTAGCTACCCCTAAAGACTTTGACAGAAAGATTACAATTACAAAGCTCAAGAATTGGATAAAGAAATTCGATTTACACGCAATCGCAATCGACGGTGTAACTTATCTGGCAGATGAAAGAGCGCAGAAAGGAGACACCAAGAATGATAGGCTCACAAACATTAGTGAGGATTTGATGTCTTTATCAATTGAAATGAATATCCCCGTCTTAGCAGTAGCGCAGGCAAACAGAACCGGTATCACTGATAAGGAAACAGATGATATGCCCGACTTAGGAAGTATCCGAGATTCTGACGGTCTTAGTTTTAATGCCAGTAAAGTACTTGCCCTCAAGCAGACTAAGGACGGCGATATGATAATCCAGGTCCAGAAAGGAAGAGAATGTAAAGTAGGAGCCAAGTTAACCTATCAGTGGAATCCTAATCTTGGAGAATATACCTATATTGCAACCACTGATAGTAAATCTTCTCAGAGTCACCAGCGAAATGACTTATCCAAGCGTGAGAAGAAAAAAATTGAAAAGGAGGATTTGTTTTGATAATCAATAATGTTCCTTTCAATTGTGATTTGGAGCAGATAATATCAGAGCTGAGAACGCAGTTAACTCTGAATCACATTCCATTATTGCAAAAGACAAAAGATACCCCGAATGACATAATGGTTCAATGTCCCTATCACGGAGAGGGTCAGGAGAGGAGGCCGAGCGCAGGTATCAGAAAGAGGGATGGACAATTTCATTGCTTTGCTTGCGGAGAGACTCATTCATTACAGGAGGTTATCGGACATTGCTTCGGATATGATGACCCTTTCGGCAAGTGGGGTTGGAAATGGCTTAATAAAAATTTTGCATCTGTAGAAGTGGAGGAAAGAAAAAGTGTTGAATTGCAATTTCGACGTAGGACGGGCAGGGAATTTAATAATTGCAGGGATAATGCTGATAATGATTTTGTGGCCGAGGAAGAACTAGATACATATCGCTATTATCATCCCTATTGGGCAAGCAGAGGAATAACTAATGAAAGGATTATCGAGTTATTCGACTTAGGATATGATAAGAAGACCAAATGTATCACGATGCCCGTGCGGGATGAAGAAGGTCATTGTCTGTTTGTAGCAAGACGCTCAGTTAAGACAAAAATGTTCAATTATCCGAGAGGAGTTGTTAAACCACTCTATGGATTGTATGAGCTTATACAGACTGTCCCTGTGATAATGGATGTGACCGGTAAATCATATTTTCCGGATATTATCGTATGTGAAAGTATGATAGATGCTTTGACTGCTTGGCAGTTTGATAAATTTGCGGTAGCTTTGAATGGGTTAGGGACAGAGCTGCAATTCCAGCAACTGAGAAATCTTCCTTGTAGAAAGTTAATCCTAGCCACTGATAATGACGATGCAGGTCAGAAAGCTCGTAAGCGAATTCGAGAGAAAGTTACAAACAAGATTATAACCGAATATCAATTTCCAGAAGGATATAAGGACTTGAATGATTTAAAGGATATTGGATTCGATATCTTGGAAGAGGTATTCTGATGAATAAACCCACTAGATTTTATAGCAGCAAGCAGGAAAAGAAAGTAGCAAAGGCCATCGGAGGAAAGCAAACCGCAAATAGCGGAGCTACTACCTTTAGTAAAGGAGATGTAAGAACAAATGATTGGTTGATTGAATGCAAGACCAGTTGTAAAGAGAAATCTTCTTTTGCTATTAAGAAAGAATGGCTCAAGAAAAACAGAGAAGAGGCTTTTGCTATGAATAAACGTTTTAATGCATTGGCATTCGATTATGGCGACGGCGAATGTTATTATGTAATAGATGAAAAGACCTTTAAAATGCTGAAAGATTATTCGGAGGAGGAATGAAATGGCACAAGCACTAGCAATTAAGTACAGACCTAAGACATTCGATGATGTAACAGAGCAGGGAGCAGTGAAGATAATCCTGCAACAGCAATTAGATGCAAATGCAATCCAGCATTCGTATCTGTTTGTCGGAGGAGCCGGGACAGGTAAGACCACATCAGCGAGAATCTTCGCAGATGCAATTAACAAAGGTCAAGGTAATCCGATTGAGCTGGATGCTGCAAGTAATAACTCTGTCGATGATATGAGAGACTTGATTCAGCAGGCTCAGACTAAATCCCTCACAAGTGAGTACAAAGTATTCATTATCGATGAATGCCACATGATTACTGTCCAGGGCTGGAATGCAATTCTCAAGCTAATTGAGGAGCCGCCTGCAAAGAGCATCTTTATCTTCTGTACTACCGACCCTCAGAAGATACCGAAGACAATCATCTCTAGGGTCCAGAGATATGATTTCAAGAGAATCAGTCAACAGGGCATTGTGGACCGGTTAAAATATATCCTGGATAACGAGTGGGATGAACATCCTGACTGGGACGCTATGTATGAAATAGAGGCTCTTGAATATATAGCGAAGTTGGCTGATGGCGGAATGCGTGATGCAATTACTCTTCTCGATAAAGTCCTGGCCTATACAAAGGATATAGAACTTGATGCGGTTGTAAAAGCACTCGGCACCGTCAATTATGAGGTTATGTTTGCTCTTACCGATTCATTAATCCATTATTGCCAGAAGGATATGATTCAAATTATTGAGGATATCCATAATAATGGAAGAGACCTGAAGCAGTTCATCAAGCAGTATACTCACTTCCTTCTTGATATTCAGAAATATGATATCGGATGTGATTGGAAGTATATCAATATTCCGAAGCTCCCAGATTATGAGAAATGGCTGGATAAATGTGATGACTTCGGTGCTTGTCACAATGTCCTGGAGTGCTGTATGAAGCTCAATTCGGATATCAAGTATTCTTCCAGCCCTAAGCTCGATATTGAAACCGCATTCATTCTTCTCAGTAGGTAGGTGATAATATGGTAGGACAAAAGACATTACTCAAGATATTGAATCATTTGATTGAAACCGATTCCTTCCCTAAGTTCTGTATTATCGTGGGAGAGCGAGGAAGCGAAGCTGGTCTGATTGCATCTGAGATATATAAGAAGCTCGATGCTCATCTGGTAGAAGTATCAGATGTCAAAGTAGATACAATCCGTGAGATAATAACTGAAGCATACAAAGTATCTACAACCACTCTTTACAACATTAAGAATGCAGATATGATGTCTTTGCAAGCAAAGAACTCTTTGCTCAAAGTGACCGAGGAGCCTCCTAATAAATCGTATTTCATAATGACAGTAGAAGATGAGCTAAATCTTCTCAGTACTATCAAGAGCCGCGGTTCAGTCTTTTATACTGAGAGATATTCTGCAGATGAAATCCTGGAATATTATGGCTCAGAGGAGAACGCCGATATCATACAAGCATTATGTGAGACTCCCGGAGAGGTTGACATTATTCGAGATAACGCAAAAGAGTTTTACGATTATGTCAATAAGGTTGTTGATAATATCGCATCAGTGAGCGGGAGCAATGCATTCAAAATTGCCGATAAGATAAAGTTCAAGGATACTGATGAAGGATTTGACTTGATACTTTTCTTAAAAGCATTTAAGCAGATATGCTTTGATAAAGAGTTATACACTGCATCTTTGACGACCAGCGAATTCCTTTTTATGATGAATTACAAATCAATCAATAAGCAGATGCTGTTCGATTCCTGGATACTTGAAATGAGAAGGATAATAAATTATGGAGATAACAGAGATTAAGTCACATATACAAAAGAAGACTTTCAATCCTTTCTATATCTTTGCAGGTCCGGAATGGAAGGTCCAGCGGTTGTATATCGACCAGATTTCAAAGACCAGCGGAAAGGAGCTGCGGTACATCGAATCAATCGCAGATATCTTTGCCAAGAGGAATAACACCGGATTCATTAAGAAGAATTATGTTTATGTCGTGAGAGATGATAAAGAGATTCTTCAAAATGAGAAGGTGCAGGCTCAGTTGAATAGTATCATCGGAAAGAATATCCTGATATTAATTCTCACATCGATTGACAAGCGACTTAAGTTTTATAAACAATATAAAGATGCTATTGTAGACTTTGAGCCGCTCAAACCGGAAATCCTGAAAAAGTATATCCAAAAAGATAGCACTCTTTGTAATAAGAATTGTGATAAGCTGATGGAGTTCTGTGAATATGATTATGGTCGATGTTTACTCGAAATCAATAAAATAACAAATTATATGTATGCTTCAGCAGAAATGGGAGGTCCAGACTTATCATCTGATGAAGTATTCGATGACTTACTCGAAGCCGGATTAATTTATCAGCCACCAAAGGATGCCATATTCGATTTTGTTGATGCTGTCCTGGATATCAAAGTGAATCTTGCCTTCGAACTCTATCATCAATGCCTTGCAGTCGGTGAGGCTACAATGGTAATGATATCGGTTTTGTATAACAACGCGAAAGCGGTACTGCAAGTTCAGAGCTGCAAGAGTTCTGATATCAGTAAAGCAACCGGATTAACTCCTTGGCAAATAATGAATGCAAAGAAGCATTTGAACAAGAGGAGTAACCGAGAGCTTTTGGATATAATGAGATTTTGTCAGAAAGCTCAGCAGAATATCGTGACCGGAGCAGTTGAAGAGGAATTTATTATAGAAGATATTCTAACAGAGGTGATGTGATGGGAAAAGAAATAGAGATAACGAGCCTTGAGGATATGTGTAGCTTGATGTGTGATAATCAGATACCGGAAAAGCCTAGAGAATATCAGTATTGTCTCAGATGCGGGAGAAAGCTCAAAAATCCAGAGGCTCGGGCTAAGGGTTACGGTTTAGTCTGTGAAACAAAGCTCAAAAAGTCACAGAAATCAAGGCTTTTCAGCCCTTCAAAATCTTTAAAAAAATAGTTGCTTTCTATATAAATGTGTTATATTATATTTATGATAGTTGATATCACGAAGGTCAGTACGGTCGATTGATGAGCCAAGCGCCAGCGATTGATTCGAACCCCGGATAATACTCAGAACACTATCATCACTCGAAAAACTCAGACGGAGGTAATGCTTATGTCAAACACAATGATTCTTATGATGCTGGAGCAGCGCAGGTTCGATGAGCTTTGGGAGGCAGGCGTTCTCGGAGCGTGGGAAGTCAATTATGCATTCCAGCACGGTTGGATGACCGAATCCGAATTGCTTTGCTGGGCAGACCAGATTCTTAACCTTTAATCCACTCAAATCACTCGGAGGTAAAATTTTATGATTACATTAGAGAGCAAGAACTTCAAGGTAGAGATTCATGCAAATGATATCACTGTTATCAAGAAGGCTTTTAATGAGAGATATCACGTGACCCTCGATATTAATAACCAGCTCGTAGCTAAGTCCTCACTGGCGCTGGCTATGGCGAGTAAAGCAAGAAGAGAAATCGGATTTTAAGTCGAAACCCCTCATCGAGGGGTCACGCAAGGGATAGCAACCCAGCGTCTGATGATGACAAGCTACTATAACAACTCGGAGGTAATTTATATGATGAAACTTACAAGACTTCAGCAGCGTGCACTTGAGAGAGCCCTTTCCAACATCAAGGAATCTTTAAAGGTGTCTGTATATCCCTTGAACGGAACCTGCGAAGATGAACCCATTGTCTTCGGAGTAAACTGGAGCTGCAAGGGCTGCTCACCTTATCAGGATGCAGAGGAGTACGGCAAGAATCTTATCAAGGCTGCAAAGATGGCTCAGAGCCTTAATTATCTGGAGCTGGTTTATACTTATGAGGGTGAAGACAAGTGTGACCGGGAGGTTTTCCAGAAGAGTGTTGACAGACTTGTTAAAGAGATTGAATATCCTGATTTCCCTGAATTCATTCAGGCAGCTCTTGGAAAGGTAGGTAAATAAGTCGAAACCCGCTCCGGCGGGTCCGGTTAAGACGGCAACTTGACCGCTGACGATGACAAGCCAACTCAAACACTTTTAAACAGGAGGAAATTTTTATGAAGTACAGTCACATCAACAGTGGAAGCATCATCGAGGTTACCGAGGTCAACGAGAAGAGCAAGACCGTGATTTATGTCGATGAGACCGGCAAGACCAAGTCCTGCACCACCTCAACCCTCAAGCGCTGGTACAAGCCCCTTGAAGATGCTCCGGCTAAGAAAGAGGTTAAGAAGGTTGCCAAGCCCGTAGAGAAGCCCGCGGCTCCTGAGGTATCAGATGAGCTTGCCGGTGACGGAACACCCCTTGCTGAGGTTGGCAAGGAGATTGCTGCTCAGGCTAAGGGCAAGGCTAAGGCAGCTCCTAAGAAGGCAGCTCCTAAGAAGTCTTCTCAGCCTCGCAAGAAGAAGGAGATGGAGCCTTATATAACCGAAGCGATGGAGTTCATTTTCTCTAAGGTTAAATCCGAGGGTGATGAGATTTTCAAGCCCGCTACGGATATCAATATGAGAGCTTTCAAGGTCGGAGGTCATATGTACTGTAAGTTCAACTTCAGTATGTCTTCCATCACTCTGGCGGTGAGCAGCAAGGCATTCACCGAGAAGAATGCTATCACTCCCAACAGAGTTATCAAGCATCTGTTTGACAATCTCTATACATACAACAAGGCCCTTACCAAGGCAGATAAGGACCAGATTGTAAAGATACTCAAGCTTGCCAGAGCGTATCGTATGGAGAAGAACAATCACTCATCTCAGAAAAAGACTAGCAAAAAGAAGGAGGCAAAGTAATTATGGCAAGATTCAAAGCAGGTGATGCAGACAAGTACGGTGGACAGGGAGGCGGCGGTTTCTTCCAGATTACCAAGGACAAAGGGGTTAAAGCGGTTCGCTTTCTCTATGAGTCGGTTGATGATATCGAAGGAACATCGGTTCATAAGATTAAGATTAACGGCAAGGACAGGTATGTAAATTGTCTCAGAGAATACGACGAGCCTATCGAAAACTGTCCTTTCTGCAGGGAGAGAATCCCGGTTCAGGCAAGACTTCTCATCCCTCTGTTTAATATCGAGGATAACGAGGTTCAGATTTGGGACAGAGGCAAGTCTATGTTTGATAACCTTGTCGGTGTTTGCCAGAGAGCTACCAAGAAGGGTTCATCCATCATTAATCATATCTTCGAGGTAGAGCGTCACGGCAAGCCCAACGATAAGAAGACCGATTATCAGATTTTCGACACCGATGAGGACGACACCGAGCTTTCCGAGTTTGAGATTCCCAAGATTCTCGGAGGGCTGGTCCTTGATAAGACCGCCGATGATATGGAGTACTTCCTTGAGAATATGGATTCTAACAGGAACGGTGATTTCCCTCCGTCAGATGATGACGATGAAGAGGAGCCGGTAAAACGCAGAGGCCGCAGGCGCGATGTTGAAGACGAGGACGATGAAGAGGAGGAGGAAGAAGAGCGTTCTCGTAAATCCGGTAGAGAGCAGCGCAGCTCCAGGACCGAGAGGAGTTCAAGGCGCACCCCTGCTAAGTCCGGAAAAGGCTCCAAAGAGGAAGAGTTCTAAATAATTTCTCAGAGCGGGTGGCGGAATAGGTAGACGCTAATATCAGATAGACATCACTAAGGGTTCGACTCCCTCTGTATATAACCACAGCGGAATAGCTGATTATACAAGGGTCACTGATGGAAGAGAGTGTGATGTTATGTAGGGTGCGAATCCTTACCCCGTTCTTCAAATAAATATCCGGAAGGAGAATAAGATGGCATTATTTACTCCGAGCAGAAATATCAGTAAAGCTCACGACTTATCCATAGTATCCAAATCCAAGAGAAAACAGGTATCACTCCCTACTATCAAGGGCGGGAATGATATCCTTTCTCGTATTAATCAGATTAAGGCCACCGTGGAGACTAATCTGGGTCAGTATAAAGAGGAATATCAAGTTATTAATACAGAAGAAATTCTCCACGATTACATCAGCGAATGCATCGGTAATGAATATATAAGTATCGATACTGAAACAGATGGATTGGACCCTTTACAAAATCATCTTGCAGGTATCTGCATCTATTCTCACAACCAGAAAGGTTCATATATTCCTTTAAATCATATATCCTATATAACCGGAGAAAGAGCCAGCGGTCAGTTGCCCGCTGATTTTGTATTGGATGAATTCAAAAGACTCTTGACAAAGAATCCTTTGATTGATATGTTTAATGCTAAGTTTGATATCCGATTCCTCAGAGCATTTGGATTATCCAATATTTATTGCAGTTGGGACGGTTATTTAGCGAGCAGGATTCTTAATGAAAATGAGGAGCATAAGAACCTCAAGCAGCTCCATAATAAATATTGCCTTGATGGCAAAGGAGATGCATTCAGATTTGATGATTTGTTTAAGGGTATTCCTTTTACAATGATTCCATATAATGTTGGATTCTTATATGCAGCTCACGACCCTGTTATCACGACTGAACTCTGTGATTATCAGAGGAAATACTTAACTGATGATACCGACCGTCAAGATATCAAGGATATGTATCACGTGTTTAAAGATATTGAAATGCCCTGCATCTCAGTAGTTGCAGATATGGAAGACAACGGTATCTTGCTTGATGCTAAATACATTCAGGAGCTGCGTGATAAATATACTGAGAAGCTCAAAGAGGCTGAGGAGAAGTTTTATCGGTTATGTGATGAATTTGGAGAGCATCTGGACCGATATAGAGAGGAGCAGGGAGCAGCTAATAAACTAGAATATCCAATCAACATCAGTTCTTCATCACAGATAGCAATTATGCTTTATGATGTCCTCAAGGTAAAGCCGGTAGACAAAAGAAATCCGAGAGGCACCGGAGAAGAAATCTTATCGAAGATAAAACATCCGATTGCCAAAGCGGTTTTGGAATATCGAGAAATAAAGAAGCTGCTCACGACTTATATTGAGAAGATGCCTCAATGTGCAAATCCTAATGACGGGAGGGTTCATTGCTCTTTCAATCAGTACGGAGCCGATACAGGTAGATTTTCAAGTAGCGACCCTAATCTCCAGAATATCCCTTCACACAATAAAGATATCAGAAAGATGTTTGTAGCATCTCCCGGATATGTTCTGATGTCATCTGACTTCTCACAGCAGGAGCCAAAATGTCTTGCAGCTCTTTGTAAAAAGCAGGGTGATGACCAGATGTATCAAACCTTTATGGCAGGAAAGGATTTGTATTCAGAGATTGCTAGTAAAGCATTCAACAAGCCTTATGAAGATTGCCTTGAGTTTTATCTTGATGAGAATGGCAAGAAGACAGATAAGACCAACAAAGAGGGCAAGGAAAGACGAACGCAGGCCAAGAGTATCCTTTTAGGAGTGCTCTACGGCCGTGGAGAAGCCTCAATAGCAGAGCAGTTGAATTGCTCGGTAGATAAGGCCAGAGAAATTAAATCGAGCGTGTTTAGAGGATTCCCAGCGATTAAACAATTCGAAGAAGATAGCTTGATATTCTGCGAATCAAAAGGTTATGTAACTACGGTCTGCGGCAGAAAGAGAAGACTTCCAAATCTCCAACTTCCGGAATTTGAATTTCAATGGAAAGACGGAGCGCCTCCGGATGATGACCTGCTTGACTTTATGAATGTCCCGGAGTATGATGAAGTTCCTCAGGATAGAATCAATTATTATTTGAATAAGTTGGACGGTTGCTGGGGTAAAGAGAAAAGAGAAATCTTTGACAAGGCTGCTGAAGAAGGAATCCTTATCATCGATAATGGAGCCAAGATAGCAGATGCAATCAGACAATGCGTTAATGCTCGTATCCAAGGAAGCGCAGCTGATGTTACCAAGGCAGCAATGATAATGGTCGGTAAGGACCTGCGAATGAAAGATATCGGGTTCAGATTATTGCTACCAGTTCACGATGAATTAATTGGAGAGTGTCCTGAAGAAACCGCAGCTGAAGGTAAGAAGCTTTTATCTGAGATAATGAGTAAGGCGGCAGAACAGATACTTGGAATGCCAATCAAGTGTGATGTCGAAGTAACGAGAGCTTGGTACGGAGAGGCGGTGGAAGTATGATTGATTTGATTTATGCAGGAGATTCTTCCGGATATCCTGATGCAACTCCTGGAAAGATGTGGAGCGGCGGAGCCAACATCTTGTTATCCTATGAGCATCCCGCCAGAGAGAGAGCGACAAAAGAGATTATGCAGATATTCTTAGCAGGTCAAGGGATAGCCCAGAAAATAAATCTTTTAAATGAATTTGGATATGATAGACTATTCTCATACGAGCTGAATCAGAAGCTGGCTGACCTCGCAATCATTCATCGCAAGATATTAGATACAATATACAAGTTGTACTTTGAAACCGATGTGTTTACGAGAGGAGTGCTGAAGCAACTATTGACTGAATTATATTTTGCAGGAGCCGACGGCGGCAGCTTATCCAAAAGAGCAAGCGTGTTACTCCCGGAAGGAGATAATGTTTTATTATCCTATGCCAGAGGAGACCAGAAAGCACAAGTCGAGAAAATCATAAAACTAAAGGAGGAACTAATGGAACTGTATATGGTAGGTCCAGAGAAAGCAAATATTATGGCGGTTGCATCAGAAGAGCTTGAACATAATATGCTTTTCAGTTATCTGGACAAGACAGCGATTGACAAGTATAAGGAGATGATATCATCACACGGAAAGCTTTTTATCGATTCCGGAGCATTTTCCGCTTGGACGCAGGGTAAGGTCATCGATGTGGATGAATACATTAGATGGATTAACGATAGAGCTGATTATATTGACCTCTATGGTCAGATAGACGTGATTCCTGGAGATAGAAATTCCGGAGCATTGCCTTCAGCTGAGGAGGTAAAGGAAGCAGCTCAGAAGACTTGGGAAAACTATCTGTATATGCGACCTAAGATGAAGAAGCCCGAAGGTCTGCTCTATACATTTCATGTAGGAGAGCCGATTGAATTTTTGAAGAGAGCTTTGGAGTGGACCGATGAAAACGGTAATCATATCCCGTATATAGCTCTCGGAGGAATGGTTGGTAAATCAGCTGCTACCAGAGACAGATTCCTAGATAAATGTTTTTCTACAATATCAAGGTCTTCAAATCCTAAAGTAAAGGTCCACGCTTTCGGAATGACAGACAGAGATTTGCTGGTCAAGTATCCAATCACATCCGCAGATAGTACTTCGTGGATAATGACAGGAGCCACCGGCGGAATAATGACCGATGTCGGAATGGTCACAGTGAGCAGTCAGCAAGCTCATCTGAAGAGCCATTATTCCCATCTTCCCAAGGAGGCTATCGAGGAGTTCAACAAGACAATCGAAGAGTTCGGTTTCACATTAGATGAACTTGCAGAGAGCAGGGATAAACGCATAATGCACAATGCGAGATATATGAAAAAGAAATTTGAGGAGATTGAATACAAGCCTCCTCAGATTCAGAGAAAAAGATTATTCTAAGGAGGAATATTAAGATGAAAAAAGCAATTGTTCTAAACAGCGGAGGAGTCGATTCAACTACTTGCGTATCAGCCGCCATTAAGGATGTAGGAGAGGCAAATGTAACCACCGTATCCGTCTTTTATGGTCAGCGTCATTCTAAGGAGCTGGAATGCGCTCAGAAAGTAGCTGATTACTACGGAGTATCGCATCGAGTAATCGACTTATCCAAGACCGGTATTATGGACGATAGTAATTGTCCTTTACTCAAGCAGTCTACCGAGGAAATTCCGGAGCATTCATATGCTGAGCAGATTGAAATGAATGGAGAAGGAATGGTTACAACCTATGTACCTTTCAGAAATGGCCTTCTTCTTTCATCGGTCGCAGCTCTTGCAATGGCCTTGTATCCCGATGATGAAGTGGATATCTATCTCGGAGCACATGCAGATGACGCAGCTGGTAATGCGTATGCGGATTGTTCTCAGGCCTTTACCGATGCAATGGACCTTGCAATCTCACTCGGAACTTACGGCAAGGTTCATCTGGTGGCTCCTCTGGTTAATCTCAACAAGGCAGGAGTTGTCAAGATGGGTCTTGAACTCGGCACTCCTTATGAACTGACTTGGAGTTGTTACAAGGGAGGAGAAAAGCCCTGCGGTAAATGCGGAACTTGTATTGACAGAGCAGCCGCTTTCGCAGCTAACGGGGTTGATGACCCTGCTTTGAAGGAGAGCATATGAATAAATCAAAAGAAGATTTCATAATGAATCTTGCAGTCCGAGAGGCTCGCAAGACAATGAATCAGAACAAGGGAGGCCCTTTCGGAGCTGCGATTGTTAAAGACCATAAGATTATCGCCGTAGCATCGAATCACGTGCTTTCGAATAATGACCCTACTGCTCACGCAGAGATTATGGCGATAAGAAAAGCGTGTAAGAAGCTCAGGACTTATGACTTAACCGGATGTGAGCTTTATGCTACCGGATATCCCTGTCCGATGTGTCTCGGAGCTATTATGTGGGCGAATATTAAGAAGGTATATGTATCCGGATTGCCCGAGGATTGCAAGAGGATTGGATTCCGAGATGATTTTATGTATCGATTCATTCAGAATAAATGCACCAGCAAGAAAGTCCTGGATATCGAGCAGATGAGCCGAGAGCCTGCGAAGATGCTTTATGCAGAGTACGCAGAGAAAAACAAAATAATTTATTAAGGAGGAAATGATGGCAGAAAAAGAATTTGTGACTTGGGAGCAGGTAGAATCTTTTGTAGATGATATCGCCAAGACATATAAAGGGGTCAAACTGTCCGGAATATACGGACTTCCTAGAGGAGGCCTTATCCTTGCGGTTATGTTATCTCATAGACTTCATATCCCGATGCTTATGGCTCCTTGCCAGGATTGTATGATTGTCGACGATATCTGTGATTCCGGAGAATCACTTCTTCATTACTGCAGAGACAGCTCCTTAGAGGAGAAGCCTGATTGGACAATCGTAACGATGTTTTACAAAGAGAATATCTTAGGAGTACATCCGGCGGTTTATAAGTACAAGAAGGAAGACAAATGGATTGTATTTCCTTGGGAGGATAAGGAGGACATATGAAAGAGGTAACAATCAAAGCTATCTATGATGATGAAGAAGATTTTTACGATGATACCGTAGATGCGTTGATACAGCTGGGATTTCAGGATATTGAAATCCACGAAGAAGAAAAGGAGGATTAATATGTATACCATATCAAAGAGAATGGAAATTGCAGGTGCTCACAACCTTGCACTTCCTTATGAATCCAAATGCGAAGGGCTTCACGGTCACAATTGGATAATCACCGTTCATTGCAAGGCAGAGAAGCTCACCGACTTCGGAATGATTGTGGACTTCGCCAAGGTGAAGCAGGCAATCCACGGAAAGCTCGACCATAAGTATTTGAATGAGCTGTTCGCTTTCAATCCTACCGCGGAGAATATCGCTAAATGGATTTGTGATGAAGTTACCGAGTTATGTGAAACCGGATATTGCTACAAAGTATCCGTTCAGGAGAGCGAAGGCAATGTCGCCACCTACGAGAGAGGAGAAGACGAATGAAAGTCGTAGAGATATTCAGTAGCATAGAAGGAGAAGGCAAGCGTGCTGGTTATCCCTGCACATTCATCCGACTCTTTGGATGTAATCTTCATTGCACCTACTGTGATTCGAGATATGCGTGTGTAGAAGAGAAAGAATCTTCTGATGTATTCGTTTCACAGGCTCCTTCCGTAATGAGCATTCCAGAAATTATGGAGAGGGTCGAAGGCTTCGGATGTAATCGAGTAACCGTGACCGGGGGCGAGCCTCTTATACATCCCGGCATTGAAAAGCTCCTCAAGACTCTGGTCGATGCTGGATATGAGGTGAACGTAGAGACCAACGGAAGTCAGTTTCCTAAGAGATTCCCGATAGAACATGAATTCATTGTTGATTACCGCAAGAATTGTGAGATAGAAGTGCCCGGCGCATCAAAAGGAAATCTTTTCTATACTATGGATTGGAAATGTAAATCCAGTGGTATGGAGGATAAGATGAGCATCGACCTCGTTAATGAGTTAACTCCTGATGATGTTCTCAAGTTTGTAGTAGGTAACCGAGCGGATATGAACGGAGCTTTGACGGTTATCGAGAGAATGACTTCTACCCCTCAGATTTTTTTCAGTCCAGTATTCGATAAGATTCAACCAGTAGATATTGTAAAATATCTCCAGGATAAGAAATTGCAGGATTGTAGGGTTCAGCTCCAGATGCATAAAATAATCTGGGATAAGGATATGAGAGGAGTATGAAATGAAAGAGATAGATTCTAATAAAGTGGAGCAGGCGGTAAGGATGTTACTCGAAGCTCTTGGAGATGACCCCGAGAGAGAAGGTCTGAAGGAAACTCCTAAGAGAGTTGCCAAGATGTATCAGGAGGTCTTCGAGGGTATGAGATATACCAACGAAGAGATTGCCCAGAAGTTCGATAAATGTTTTGAGGACACGACAACCGGCGACCTCGTAGTAATTGACAAGATTCCGGTATTCAGTTACTGCGAGCATCACATGGCGCTGATGTATGATATGAACGTATCAGTCGGTTATATCCCGAATGGCAAGGTCATTGGACTTTCCAAAGTTGCTCGGGTCGCAGATATGTGCGCTAAGAGATTACAGCTCCAGGAGAGGATTGGCACAGACATTTACGATGTACTCAAGAGAATTCTCAATACCGAGGATATCATCGTAGTTATCGAAGGAAGTCATAGCTGTATGACCGCCAGAGGTATCAAGAAGGTAGGAAGCAAGACTAAGACTTCCTGTTGCAACGGAAGATTTATGAACAATCCGGCGCTGAGGCAGGAATTCTTCAATATCATTAAATAACCAGGAGGGACAAAATGAAGTTTTCAAGCAAGACCGTAGTATTTCAGGAGATGGTAGGAAAGGCAATCAAGGGTGCAAGCTGCGACAAGATGATTCCGCTCACATCGTTGATGGCAATCGAGCTGAAGAATAAGCAGCTCAAGCTTATCACGACCGACGCTTCCAATTATCTCTACATTCTGCAGAAGGATGTCGAAGGTGATGATTTCTATGTAGTGGTTCAGGCAGAGCAGTTTTCAAAGCTCATCTCCAAGCTCACCAGTGAGAATGTTGTTCTGGAGCTTGATGGTCAGATACTCACTATCAAGGCCAATGGTAGTTACAAGATTGAACTTCCTCTGGATGAGAACGGAGAACTTATTAAGTATCCGGACCCTGTATCAATCAAGGGCAAGCCTTTCACCGAGATTAAACTTGCTACCATTAAAACCATTCTCAATACCTGCAAGGCTTCACTTGCAATCACGATGGAGGAGCCGGTATATACCGGATATTACGTAGCTGACCGCGTTGTGACCACCGATACTTTCAAGATGTGCGGCCTTAATACTCAGATATTTGAAGAGCCTACTCTTATCTCTCCGGAATTGATGAATCTTCTGGACATTATGACCGAGGAGAAGATATCAGTATATAAGCAGGGAGATGATATCCTTCAGTTTGTATCCAAGGATTGCATCATTTACGGACATACGATGGAAGGCGTCGAGGATTTTGAAATCGGAGTTATCAGCGAGATGCTGGATGAAAAGTTCAAGAGCAGATGTAAAGTTGACAAGACAGCTATCCTTTCTCTCCTTGACAGAATCAGTCTCTTTGTCGGAGCTTATGATGACAAGGCAATCGTTCTTACTTTTACCAAGGAAGGCATCGATGTATCCAGCAAGCAGTCCGATGGCGTAGAATCCATTACTTATCTGGAAAGTAAAGGATTCAAGGCATTCACCTGCAAGGTTGATATCACGATGCTTGTTCAGCAGATAAAGGCTAATGAATCCGAGAGTATTCAGATTGAATACGGCAATGACCGCTCACTCAAGATTGTAGATGGTGATGTAACGCAGGTTCTTGCCCTGCTCTCTGATTCGCAGGAAGAAGAGTAATCAAGTAAGAGCAGATTCTAATCCCGATTAGGGTCTGCTCTTTAACAGGAGGGATTAGATGAATAAGTACGGGCATTATAAATGGACTGATAAAGAAATAAAGAGATGGGCCAAGAAATACACTGCGACGAAGAAGGCTACTCTTTTTTCAGTAGAATCAGAAACCGGGGTATGTCACAGTACTCTTTGGTGGTGCTTTGTCAATCGCCTTGGAGATGTTGATGAAATCCTTTGGATTGAAACTCTCAATAAGCTCAAGGTAAATAAGCATAAAGGAGGAAGAAGAAAATGTCAAACGGCAAAGTAGTTATCACGAGTGCTGATAAGTACAAGGTACAGAAAGCAAAGACTCTGCTCCGAGCCGAGTATAACTGCTCTGTCATCGGAGACTTTTCAATCCAGGAGAAGCCGGATGCAATCACGTGGAAATTTCATCACGAAGAGGAAGCGATAAGACACGCCAACATATTTATGAATATGGGTTTTGAATACGTGCAGAGGATTTGATATGGCAAGAAACAGTTTGAAAAACGTGATACGGTTAATCGATGAGGCAAAGCAGGAACTTCCTGTTGAGAAGGAATTCTTATCCGAGCTGAAGCGTAGTATCGAATTAACTGATGAAAAGAACAAGCAGAAAGGGAGTCAATCCTATAAGCCTTCTTCAATGAATTGTTTGAGGCAGATGTATTACATCGTGACCGGAGCTGAGGAAGAAACCGGATTAGAAACATATTCTTTCATCGGCATCTGTAATTCAGGGTCTGATATTCACCAGAGAATCCAACAATCAGTTCTTGATATGAAGAAAAACAAGATTGATTGTGAGTATGTTAATGTAGCGGATTATGTCGAAAGCAGGAATCTTGATTATCTGGAAATCCGAGAGAAACCGAATTTCAAAAAAGGTAAGTTTGAGACTAAGCTATACGATAAGAACCTCAATGTCAGTTTTCTCTGTGACGGTATCATTAGATACAAAGGCAAGTATTATATCCTGGAGATAAAGACCGAGACTAATAACAAGTTTTGGTCCAGACAGGGAGTTGACCCTAAACATTTCAATCAAGGAACAGCCTATTCGGTGGAGCTGCAAATCGATGATGTCATCTTCGTGTATATCAGCAGAGATGTCCTGGATATGAAATCTTTCTTATTTACTCCGACCGATGAGATGAAGCAGGATTTTGTAGGAAGGATTGAAGAATGTGATAGTTATGTCAAGAGGATGAAAGTTCCACCGGTAGCAGATGATGTACCAAGAACCACTTGTGATTATTGTCATTATAAAGCGTTATGCAGAAAGGATTAATCAAATGAACAAAGAGAGAAGAAAAGAACTTAATAAAGCATCAGAGCTGCTCAGCGATGCGCAGAGTAAAATTCAGGAGGCTCGGGATATCATCGAATGTGCAAACGGTGATGAGCAGAGTTACCTTGATAATATGCCCGAGAATCTGCAGGGCTCGGACAAGTATGAGGTAGCGGAATCTGCAATCGAGAGTATGGAGGAGGCTCTTAATTCTCTTGAAGAAATTGACAGCTCTCTTGATGAGGCAATCGGTGCTGTAGAGGCAGCAACAGAATGAGTGTAAACAGAGGAAAGAAATTCGAGAAAGTTGTTCAAGAATGCTTTGAGCGGATTAATGATGTATCTATCGATAGGATTCACGACCAGACCACCGGATACCGAGGCAGCTCTAATATCTGCGACTTTATCGTGTATCGGGAGCCGAATGAATTTTACTTCGAATGTAAATCGGTTCATGGCAATACATTGCCTTTCTCGAATATAACCGAGACACAGTGGGAGGGATTGCTTGAGAAATCGGCAATCCCTGGAGTATATGCAGGTATCATTTGTTGGTGGATTGATAAAGGGGTCACGAGATTCATTCCAATCCAAGAGCTTCAGGATTTGAAAGACATTAATGTAAAGAGTATCCGGTACGATAGCAAATTTCCAGTAGATTTCGGTAATGGCCTATATGAGAGTATCGAGATACCTGCGGCTAAGAAACGAGTGTTCTATGATTATGATATGGAGGCGCTGCTAAATGAAATCGCAGAAAGATATCAAGAAACGAGTTGAGGATAATGCAGCGAAGCTTGATAACGTTGTTGATAGCATTATCAAGCCTTATTGCAAAGACCTTGACAAGTATGTTGAATTCATCAAAGAATGTCTTTGTGATGGAGAGACCCCGGCGACCACAAAAGAGCTGGAAGACTTCTGTATGAATCTGTCCACTTATATCTACTTCGCAGGAGCTATGACTGAAAGGCTCGGCATCAGAGATGATATTGCCAAGGCTGTTTATAAAGAGATGTATAACAATTCTAGAGATTCCTTAGATAAAGGTACAGTCGCAGATAAAAACAGCTTAGCAGAGCTTGCCAGCCAGGAGGAGGCTATTATTTCCGCAGCCTATACAAGAGCCTATAAGATAATGAAAGGCAAGGTGGAGAATGCACAGGAGCTGCTTGGCAGCTGCAAGAAAGTATTAAGTCATCGAATGGCTGAGGAAGAGATGACGAGTTTCAATGGAGGAAGATAGTATGGGTAGTAAACTCGATGCAATAATGGATAAAGTAAATAAGGAGGTCAAGGACGAAGCATTCACAAAAGGAATGCCAGTGTATGAGTATCAGAAAATTCCGTTCACCAGTCCTAAGATGAATTACATCACTTATGGCGGACTTCCTCTTGGACGATTGGTTGAATTTTTTGGAGAGGAAGGAGGCGGAAAGACTACGACATCTCTGGACCTCGTTGCAAATTTTCAGAACACTTATCCCGATAAAGAGAGCCTGTATATAGATGCAGAGAATACTCTGGACATCGAATGGGCTAGAAAGATTGGAGTAGATGTTGATGCGCTCAACCTGTATCAGCCGAAGACCGAATCAGCTGAGTATATCTTTCAGGTTATCAAGGACGCAATCCTTACCGGAGAAGTTGGATTGGTGGTTCTTGATAGTATTCCGTGCTTGACCGCAGAAAAAGACTTAGGCAAAGACTTAACCGATGATGCAAGAGTCGGAGGTATATCCGGAGCACTTACTAGATTTTGCAGGGAGATAAATGGTATCTGCGCAAAGAATAATTGTATGGTTATTTTTATCAATCAGCTCCGAGATAAAATAAATTCGACAATCCCAGGACAGACGAATACTCCCGGAGGAAGAGCACTGAAGCATTTCTGCACCACTCGTATCCAATTTATGAAAGGCTCCTATGTTGATGAGAACGGCAAAACGATTTCAAGAAGCTCTGGTGAACCGGATAGTCAGAAGATTCTTGTCAATATGGTAAAGACAAAATTTTGTCGACCTAATCGCCACGTTGGTCAGTATACAATCAATTTTGATATCGGGATTGATTATCTAACCGACTTGATAGACCAAGCCATTTATTTTGATATCATTACTCAATCCGGAACTTGGTATAGTATCAAGGATATTGAAACCGGAGAGGTTATTAAAGAGAAGCTCCAAGGCCAAAAGAAGGTTTATGGATACCTTGATGATAACCCCGAAATAATGCAAAGAATCGAGGAAATGATAGATTCCAAGCTCCTCGAAGATTGAGAAATCCACTAAAATCAAGGGTTTGCAGCCCTTGATTTTTTTGATTAAAAACGGTTGAAATCCCGCTAAATGTGTTATATTATATTTATGATGATATGGAAATCATCTGTTTATCACTGTAAACTAGCACAACTTAAAACACTAGGAGGAATTGATTATGGCAAGCATCGAATTTATTCAGAAGAGAATCGAAGGCAAGGAGAAGGAAATCGCAAAGCTCGAAAAGAAGATGGAGCGTATCCGCAAAGCTGAGGCTTCTAATTGGGAGAATAACCCCTACTGGTACTCAGAGCGCGATATCAGAATCACGACCAGAGAGCTGGAGCAGGCTCAGAAAGCACTCGATGAGTACAAGGCAATGCTTGTAGCTGAGACCGAGAAAGCAGCCAGCAGAAATATCACCGTCATTCTTGAGTTCCTCAATAACTGGAAGAATAGAGTCCGCGAATCTTATGAGAATTCACTTCCTCATTACAAGGTTGCTAGAGAGGAGTGGTTCGCAGCAAGCAGGGCTCACGCAGATTGGTATAACAACGGCAGATTTAAGATTGAGGACAGAGAGGAGCGCGCGAGAATCAATAAGGAGAAAGATGCTGAGTGGAGAGCAGCCGATGCAAAGTTCCACGCATCCTGGAAATGGATAACCCCTTATATCGAGCGTGATGCTCTTAACTATGAGAAGCTCAATAAGGACCTTGATAGAGAAGCAGATGCTAAGTACGATTTCATCATTGAAAGAACCAATGAGATAACCGGAACTATCACAGATGCGACTAATCTTAGAATCGGAGCCAAAGGAGATTTGAACGGTTACATCATCGGTGAAAGAGGCAAGGCCAAGGTTGAGACAATCGGAGCCGGCGGATATAACATCCAATGCTATCATTTCAGAACCCTTATCAACAGAATGAAATAAGTAAAACCACGGAGGGGCGAATAACCCCTCCAAACTCAAATCACTAGGAGAAATCAAGATGATAACTTTCAGAGTATATTTCAAAGATGGCAATCAGAAGTTGTTCGAAGCTAAGAATCTTTATGAGCTGATTAGCTACATCTGTTTTGAGACAAGAGCATCAGCGCTGGACATCTACAAGATAGAGGAGGTAGGAAGATGACTAATCACGGAACAGCTGTTAATCTGTATTTGATATCCAAGATGTGGGGTAGCAGGGATGATATCCCGAGCATCAAGAAGATGTTGGAGGAATCTTTTCCGACTGACCGCAAGTATCACGTTTTTGGCAGGTCAGCCAGACCTTTAACTTTTGATGAATATGTAAACCTGAAGAGAGCGCAGATTGCATCGATTATGGGTTACAGACAGTATCTCTGAGAGGAGGAGCCGATATGAAGAAATCAATCTACACAACCGGATATGTGGTTAACAAATATGCAGGTAGAGTTCTTTGCGGTAATGGTTTGTTTGATACCTTCGAGGCCTGCGTTGAATTTGCAGATGATGGGTTCTGTACCAGAGCTGAGATTACCAATATGGAGACCGGTGAGAAAAAGACAATCAGATTCAAGCATCCGGAGGATAAGGAGACCAGAGATGCCGAGGTAAAAGCTCTGGCAAAAGAAATGGCGGAGGAAATCATAAGCAGTCCTAAACATTATTCTCGTAATCCGTTGGATGATATCGACTTAGAGGAGGAAGACGAAGATGCTGAGATGTGAAGATTGCGGAGAGCGTTTTTCTTCTCCAAAAATGGTATCAGAGAGCAGAGGAGAGTTTTGGGGCTCACCTGCTTATGAGGAAGTTCCTTATTGTCCCTACTGCGGTTCAGATGATTTCTGCGATGAAAATGAAATCAAATTACCTAGTTATATCGAGATTATGAAAGCAAGGAGGGTTATATCGAGATGCTTGCACTCTTAAAAAATTGGTCCGGAGCCATAGAGGTCAACGGAGAGCACTACGATAGTGTCAGCGCGTTTATTTCGAGCAATAAGAGCCTTTCCGGTCAATTAGATATAAAACTCTATTCACCGGTCAAAAAGGCTGCTCCTGAGGCTGGAGACAATCATATTCAGGAAGCTGAGAAAGCGGTTGAATATAAGATTACTGTAAAGCAGTATATGACCAAGAAAGCTGATGCTAGATTCGATTTTATGGCTAAGTGGAATAATGATAACCCGATGCCTTTGAGAACGATGACCGGCAAAGTCATCAAGGAAACTAAAGGAATGGTATATATGAAGCTCAGAGGGCAGGCTGAGGCAACCTGCAAATGTCTCAGATGCGGAAGAGGATTAACTAATCCGGTGAGCCGTCACTATGGTATTGGACCGGAGTGTATGGAGAAACTCGGAATGATAAGAATGGATATTGAGGATATTGCCGGGATATCTCAGAAGCTGACCGAGGTTGAATGGGAAGGATGGGTTATTCGCAGCGCTATTTTAAAGGAAGAAGAAATCAAGTGAGCGATAAAGAGTTTGAACAGAGAGTTGCTTTCATAACATTGACAATCATTATCATTTTATTGGTGATTGCAGCTTGTTTCGGTAGTTATGAATCACACAACTATACGATGACAACCGAGAGTCATATATTCTACAACGAGGAAGTAGTTGAATTGCATTATCCAGAGCCAGTATATGAACCTGTTCCTGCAATCCGGATGTCTAATCTTTACGAGCTATCTGAGGAAGAACGATATCTGCTCCAGCAAGAAGCTATGGCAGAGGCAAGAGGAGAAGACGCGAAAGGGCAAGCTCTTGTAATGAGAGTGATATTGAACCGGTATCAATCTGGCAGGTATGGAGATTCTATCAAACAGGTGATATATGCTCCCGGACAATTTTCAACCGCGGGTGTCGGCTCCTATGTCCCGAATGATAATTGCAATGAGGCTCTGGAGATGATATTAAACGGTTGGGATGAATCCGAGGGCGCTTTGTATTTCTGCGCTACCGGATATAACGGCAAGGAGCCTTTATTCAAACACGGAGGACATTATTTCAGTAAAGGAGCGAGTAAGTGAGCAAGATATTCAGAGGTAATGATAAATGCAAGACAATTATTGATGTGACTGACCTGTTGATGTTTAGCAAGGCAGATGGGCTTTTTATCGAACTTCATTTTCAGATGCTTAATGGCTCCATCGGATGTTTGGTTTATTCTGATAAGGAGACTAGGGATAGGGATTACGACCAGCTTGCACTTTTAATTGATTTGAAGGAGGGTTAAGATGACCGGATATGAAGCGATGACGCAGATACTCGATGTCAATGAAACTTTGGAGGAGTTGAAAAAGATTAATGTCGGAGATGGACCCGATTTATTTATCTGTAAGATAGCGGACCTGCTTGATAGCTATCGTACCGTATTAATTCAGGAGATGAAAAACACTGAGCTGGATTGCTTTAGAAGAGGGAGGAAAGAAGATGCACGCAGCTGAAAGAAGATGCAGCGAATGTATTCATTATAAGCTCCGGGATGAAAAACTAAATTATGAGCAAAATGGCTGCGGTAATTATGTCCAGAAGATATATGGATGTGAATTATGGAGATGTCACTTTGAACCTGCTAATCCCGAGACAAAGATATACGATGTGTCAATCACATTTTCTCACAGAGTAGAGGCCTCTTCTTTAGAAGAAGCTAAAAAAAAGTATGCTGAGATGATAAGTGATTGGTTTTTCACGGTGGCGAATCCGGAAGAGGTAGATGCTGCGATATCTGATGACCAGACTTCTATCGCTTTGGTATCTGCTCCTGATAAGACTTCTGCTCCGGATGAGGAGTGGGAGAAGCTTAGAAAAGAACTTGCCAACTGGGATATCGATACTTTGAAAAGAGAATATGGGAATGTTGCCAATATGTTTAAATACATAAAAGGAAAGGAATCAAAAGATGCTTAAATCTGTAAAATGTATCTTCTGCAAAGAAGAGGCTTTTATTAACCCTAATAATACAAATTGGGAATATAACATCATTGGCAGAGGACAGAAAGTAAAATCCACAGTAGCATTTCATCATCGTTGTTATATGAGATATCTGGAGGAGCAGCGAAAGCTCAGAGAGGAGAAAAAATGAATACACTCGAACACCAGATGATTGATGTATTAAAGAGAGTTGACCCTAAAGACCGCGCCAGAGTAGCATCCGTAATGATACAGAGCATTGGACCGGTATCCAATGAGTGTGGTGAGCAGATAAAGCAGATATTAGCGGAGGATGGAGAAGATGGGCAGAGTAACTTTAAAAAAGATAATGAATGATATGCGTCGTATTGCATATCCAGAGTTTGTGGATGCGGCAGATATAGAAGTCGTTCCTCGAAAGATTGTTGAGAAGATTATTGAACAATGCAACAAAGACATCAAATATTACCATTTAGATGCACCGGTTCATAATGCGATTTGCAATGAAGCACAAGTCATAAAAAGATATGCAGAAAAACTCCTTCGGGAATTTGAGGAGGATGAATAATGGACATTCTAACCGGAAACAAATATATATGTGAGTGCTGCGGTGGAAAAATCAATCGTGCTACAATGACGTGTGAATATTGCGGTACGCAGTATAAAGAAGACCCTCGTAGAGATGGGATTATCAGAATAGAGACATTCCGCAACCCTATTCACACCTATGTCAAACTTGCTCAGATTCCCAAAGAAGAAATAATGAGAATGAGTGATGCGATGGGAGTAGAAGGGGCCACGAGGCGCGTCACAGACTATGTTATGAAAGAAATGGCTCGGCAATTTGCTGAGTGTATTATGCAGGATATGTCGATGGAATATCAAAACGACGTTTTCACCAATCAGTATATAGCAAGAGGAACAATCAAGGTTGTTAGTCCTGAGCAAGCGCCTACTTATCCAACATTTGATGATTGTAGTAGAATCTGGTAAAGGAGGAAGAACAATGAGCGACACAGTAAAACTCATTATAGAGATACCCAAAGAGGATTATAAGAAACTTGTAAATCCCTATCAGCATAACGAGATATGGTGCGAACGATTAAAAAGAATGGTTATACACGGAATACCGCTTGATGATGTAAAGGCAGAGATAATGCAATTAGATTATGAGTTAGAAAGCTTCTATTATGGTCATAATGATACGGTACAAGCAGAAAGGGTACACACGATATGTCGAGAGGAAGTATTGCAGATTCTTGACAACATAGGCAAGGCAGAAAGCGAGGAAGTATGAAAAAGAAACTTGCTGATGAAATTGGAAAAGCATTTATAAGACTACATTGTTCACATTGGTATTGGCATCACGAAAGTTCATTTGTAATGGGTAGTTTAAGCCGTGGAGTTATCATCTGTAATAATTGCGGTAAACGAAAGTTTATAGAGCAATTAAAGGATAGTGAAGTATTGGTAGAGCCGTGGAGATATAAAGAGTATCTTACAAGCAGAAAGTGAGGATAAATGATAACATTAACCATAGAAGAATTTATTGCAATCGGAGTGGCTTTCACAGCCATTGGCGTGAGCCTTGGAACGATAATCGCAGTTATCACGAGGAGAGGAGGTAAATGATGCAGATAATGCAGAGTAATATTCCGAGATGTCCAAAATGCGCAGCTCTAATGTTTTATCGTATCCAAAACAACATCATTCTTCTTGTCTGCGGAGATTGCCTGAAGACTTATAAAGTTTTGGATACCGGTCAAGCAGATAATGAAGTTGCCATATCCGACAATACTGATGAGACCTAAAATAATAAATCGCTGTATTTTATCTTATATAGGGGTTATAATATTAATGTATGAGGTAGAGATATGGCTAAAGCATTTGGTCCACAAATCAAAAAATTACAGAGAGCCATCAATGAAAATTTTGGAGCCAAGATTCTTGTCAACAAGACACAGTATTATAGTAAAGATGCTGACAGAGTCTTGGAGCTTCTCGTTATAAAGAAAGCTGTTTGGGATGAGGAGAAGCAGCGATTTAAGAATATTGAATTATTCTCTTCCGCCTCAGATGTCCAAATTGTTTTATGGCTCCGTGATTATTGGTATGAACTGAATGGTTGGGAAGTACCTACCGATAATGACGATTGGAACAAAGCAAAGCAAGCATACGAGGATAGAAAAAATGGCAACAAATAAAGAACCTCTATATTGGGTCACTACGAAGAACGGAAAGCATATCCCGATATTCGATAAAGACCCTCAGAAAAATGCTCAGATATTAAAAGCTCGAAGAGAAGCATATCTTCGTCAGCATCCGGAAAAGACAAAGCAGCCCGATGCTCACGTAGAGCCTTTTATTCGAATGAAGACGCATCTTGCCAGCAAAGGGATTCACTCAGAGGAAGAGATAGCTAATTACCTTCGAGGATTATCTGCAACGCGCAGGAGCAAGCTGGCAAGAGAGATGGGCCTTGAATCACGAGGTCAAGACAAGATACGTGAGATGGCTCATAGGATTTATAACGCTGATAAGACATCACCTACTCCTAGCCCTGCACCTACTCCTACTCCTTCTTCTAAATCCACTCCTTCACCTACTCCTAGCCCTGCACCTGCGAAACCGTCGGTTAATAAAGCGGTCAGGCCTGAGTTCGATTATCCACAGTATAAAAAAATTCTTGGAGAAAAAAAGAATATTGATTTATCAGCTGAAGTGATGCACGAGATAGAGAAGAATCCCGAAGGAAGGAGAGTCGGGTCTTTTGTTAACTCCAATTATCTCACTGATACTTCTCCTAAACAGACCGCTTATCACAAGAATTGTGCGTTATGTACCGCAGCTCTAGCATTGCGTTCACAAGGTTATGATGTAGAAGCTATGCCTCGTGATACAACCTGGAGAGGATGTGAGACTGTAATGGATTTTGATTACAGCAATCCTGATAATTTCCTCATCGGAGGAGCCAAGAATTTATGGGATAACTATACTATCACTCGAACTATACTACTGAAGGGAAGACGCGGAGATATTGATATTAATGCTTATCAGAGGATGCCGATAGGAGCTAATCAAGCAGCTACCGCTATTATCAATAAAGTGAAACATTGGGGTGACGGAGCAGTAGCAGAGCTTTCTGTTGACTGGAAAGGAAGAAAGTCTGGTCATTCAATAGCGATGATGAATATTGGAGGTCAAGTTCTTATGTTTGATGGACAGACCGGCCGTTATTGCAGAGACCACGCAAGTCTTTCTCAGTATCTGAAAGCTACGATAGCAAGTCACACCGAGCTGGTCAGAGTAGATAACGCTCCTCTTCTCCGCGCAGGAATAGAATCACAACTGGAGAAAATGGTTAGACAGAGAACTGTATCTTCTCAGATAAATGCAGGATTGAACCAGATTGATTGGGATAAATTTTAAAGGAGGAAAAGATGATTACATATGAAGTTGCTTTGGATAAAGCAAAAAGACTTGACCCGAAGATAGATTCTTATGTGGAGTATCCGGAAGCATTTGTTTTTACCAATTCCAAAGTCAAAGAAGATGATAATGAAATCGTCATCGAAAGAAAGAAAGGAGAATACATCTCCTATACAGATTTGATTTTGGATTATGACATTAATCCTGATGTAGAGTTCAAGCCGATATAAGGAGGAAGGAAAATGGGGCAACAGAAAGAAGTAGAAAAATGGATAACCGTTAATGGAGCCAGAGTTCCGATTTTCAAGGACGGAAGTATCGGCGGACCTAAAGCTTTGAGAGATAAGGTGAAAGCTCGGGAGGAAAAGCGGAATAAAGCAGCTAAAGACAAGGCATTCAAGGAAGCTACCGAGAATAGAAAGGCTAAGGCAGAGAAGGCCGCTCAGGAGAAAATCAAGGCAGAGAAGGATAAGAAGGCCGGTATCCAGAAGTTTGCTGTTGGGTGGGATGATATTGGCACTCAAACATTAATAGATGCTGAGCCCGGTTCAAAGATATCATTTGAAGGAGAATCCTGGACCAAAATAGGTAAGGATAAATGGAAGAATGATACTACCGGCAAGACTGCAGAGAGTCATCGTGTATATAAGGAGCGTATAGACGGTGATGTTGGAATGGAAGTTGTAATCACTGCTCCTAAAAAATCTTCTAAGAAGAAAGACGGAGAAGCTCCTAAAGACTCTAAGAGAGAACAGAAGGAAAAAGTTCTCCGGGATAAAGGTATGAATGATAAGGATATCAAGACATATCTTGACAGAGAAGAGAAAGCCAGCGCCCTCGACCATAAAGCAAATTCAGATGATTCTCTTTCCAGCTCCGAGATAACCAAGATGAAGAAAGAAGCTGCAAAGCTGAGAGAGCAGAACAACGACTTGATGTATGGCAAGAAGGCTCAGAAAGATATTGCCAAGAATGAGGACATCAAAGAGAAACAGATGGCGAAGAATAAGGCTCAGAAAGATGTAATGAATAAGTCTCCGGAAGTAACAAAGAAGTTTTCTTCTGAGGAGTCAGCAAAGAAGATTAATGATATTTCAAAGAATCATAACAACGGAGGAGGTAATCGTAAAGAGGATTGGAAACAGGTAAGAGATGCATTGGATGCTGCTCCTGCAGATACTACTCTAATCACGACCGGTGATAGAGGAATGAAATTTCAGTATACGAAGAATAAAGACGGCGTTTGGAGAAGCTCTGATGGATATGAAACCGACAGCAAGGGAATTTCAATGTCCTGGGTAGGAAATGGATATCGTCCTCAAGTAGAATTAACCTCAGCGAAGAACGCATTAACTAATGACCAGATAAAAGATACTCATACAAATGCAGTAAATGGAGTACTCAATCAAAGACTGGGCCTTGACAAAAACGGAAATCCTATAAAGAGTACGATTAAGAAATATACTGCATCTGATAAGGAAAGATATAAGGCAAAAGAAGCATTTGCACGCGGTGATATTTCTCCTGAAGAAATGAAGCATTATGGATTCTCGGATAAGGAGATAGAAGATATCCGTGAGATGGGTAGAAAGGATGCTTTAAAGAGAGTAGCTGAAGGAAATAACGGACAATATTATATCGACCCTATGGGAAATCTGAATTATAAGAAAACCAGAAGTAGATATGAGCAGAATTTCGGACAGGATTTCAGAAATATGACAAAGGCTGAGGCGAAGGAAAGACTTCGTGATAATGGCAAGACAAACCACAATATCATCGATGGGAAAAACATTAAAAACCTTAATGATGAGGAAGTCAAGTATATGGCAGTTAATATGTGGAGATATAATCTCACAGCACTCCAAAAAGAAGCGCTTGATAAGGAGATGAAAGCAAGAGGATATATTTACCGCAATGGTGGTTGGCATAAGAAGTAAAAATGTATAGGAGAGGAAGGAGCAGGAAATGATAAAGCGGAAAGATGAGATGTGGGGTATAATACCAAAGAAAGGGAGATAAAAAACAAGTGGCAGATAGTAAGAAGAATAAACAGAATACTAAAACCACTAAGAAGCAGAAGAAGCCTGAATCTTATATATCAAATCCAGATAGAGCCCTCAATCCAAGAGAACAAGCATTCTGTAGAGAATATATAAAGACAGCTAATGGCAAACAAGCAGCTATAAAAGCTGGATATGCTCCAAAGAATGCGGCGATAACGGCATCCAAACTTCTAACACGAGCTAATGTAAAGAAGAAAATTGGAGAATTGACAGAAAAACGGGATATGAAGGCGATAGCTGATGGCGAAGAGGTTATGAGGACATTCACAGCGATTGCTCGCGGAGAAGTCAAAGACCAGTTTGGACTTGATGCATCTCTGAATGACCGAATCAAGGCATTACAGGAGCTTGCAAAGCGAACAGTTGATATCGATAAGAAGATAGAGCTGTCGAAGCAAGGAGTGGCTGATAACCAGATAACTATCAAGCTGGATTGGAGCCGATAAGATTCAAAGCACCGTAGCCAAAAGGAAAGGCAACGGATTTTGGTTCCGTTGATTGCAGGTTCGAATCCTGCCGGTGTTGTGGAGTGATGACGGAGGTTGTGTTGGAACGAAAGATTTGTTGTACCCTCCGAAGAATAAAATAAACATCTACTACATATGAGCAGCGTCGCAGACCGTCATCACTCTTCTAGCGGGGTAGAGCAGTCCGGAAGCTCGCCTGGCCCATAACCAGGAGGTCGCAGGTTCAAATCCTGCCCCCGCGATTTCTGGAGGAATCAATGAATATTAACATACCAATCAAAGAATGCATAGCACCAGTATATGATGACTGGCTCGATGATGTAATGAATCATCGTCACAGCAGATATATACTTCCGGGAGGCAGAGGCAGTTTGAAATCTTCCGTTATCGGAGGAATATCAATCCCTCTGCTGATTGCAGCTTATCCGTTTGCCAACGCTGTATTGTTCAGAGATGTAGCAAATACAATCCAAACATCAATCTTTCCGCAGGTCGTATGGGGCATCTATAAGTTAGGTCTCGAAGACCTGTTCAAGATTCCCAAGAGCTACAGCACTCCGATAGAGTTCAAGCCTACCGGACAAAAAATATTCTTTATGGGCCTTGATGACCCTAACAAAGTTAAATCAATCAAAGTAACAGTCGGATATATTGCCATAAACTGGTTTGAAGAGCTGGACCAATTTGCTGGAGAAGCAGAGCTAAGAAAAGTAACTCAGTCCACAAAGCGTGGCGGTGATATCTTCTGGGATTTCAGGAGTTTCAATCCTCCTATATCCAAGAATAACTGGGCGAATGAGCTTGTAGAAGAGTATGAGATACATCCGAAGAAGAATACTCTCATATTCAAAACGACTTATCTGCAGGTGCCTCCGGAATGGCTCGGACAAGAATTCCTCGATGAGGCTCAGGAGCTGAAAGAGAAGAATCCAAAAGCGTATGAGCACGAGTATCTCGGAGTACCTGTCGGCACCGGTGGTGATGTATTTCCCAATGCAAGTGATTTGGATATGGAACAGCTCATCGATATAACCGATGGATATGGCAATGTAATCAAGCAAAAGCCTCTATGGCAAACATTCGATGAGATATACAACGGCATCGACTGGGGTTTTGCAAAAGACCCTTTCAGATTCGTGCGTATGCATTTTGACAAGAAGCATCTGGACCTCTACATCTTCGATGAGTATTCAACGGTCAAGACCAGAAACAAGGGTGTGTTTGATATCCTCTATGAGGAAGAGAAGAAGGTTAAGAAGGAAGAGCTGGTTATAGCTGACAGCGCCGAAGAGAAATCAATCGCAGACTTCAAAGCATATGGTGCATTCATCAGAGGAGCCGACAAAGGACCAGATTCAGTTCGATACGGCATCAAATGGCTGCAAGGCCTTCGTAACATCTACATAGACAAGCGTAGATGCCCTGAGACTTATAAAGAGTTTACTCAATACGAATACGAGCAGGACAGAGATGGCAACTTTATCTCCGCATATCCTGATGAGAATAACCACAGCATCGATGCTGTAAGATATGCATTGCAAAAATACGCAAATAAGAAAGGAAATTAATTATGGCTCAATTCGTGATGAGAACAACAAAACCCTCCAACATCCCTTATTACATCCGCAAGGCCGATGGTGGATATTCCGATGCGTGCAAAGGAAAGCCTACTGACCCTACAGCGACCGTACTCGCCAATTGTGTTGGTTATGCTAATGGACGCTTCGCTGAGATAATCGGAAAGCCCTGCATTCAGTATCAGCTCGTATGCAATGCAGAGAACTTCATCGAAAGAGCAATCGGAATGGGTCTGAAGATATCTCCTAAACCCACTCTTGGTGGAATAATGGTTTGGCAGAAAGGAAGTACATTGAGCGGAGGCGACGGAGCCGGTCACGTAGCCATCGTAGAGCAAATCATCGATGACAATACAATATACACCAGCGAATCCGGATATAACGCAAGAAATCCGTTCTGGAATCAGACCAGAAAGAACACTAACGGAAGATGGGGTCAGAATGCTGATTACAAGTTCAGGGGCTGCATCATCAATCCCGCGGTCAATCAAGGATACTGGCTGAATGGATATGATTATGCGCCGGTGTTTGACCCCACTTATTACAAAGAGCATAATTCAGACGTAGCCGCATCACTTTATGGAGTGAGCGACCAGATGCTTTGGGAACATTTCTGCACCTTCGGAATGAATGAGCTGAGGCAGGCAAGTGCAGAGTTTAATGCAAAGGCGTATAAGGAGAAATATCAAGACCTGCGTGATGCCTTTGGCGATAATAATCCGATGTATTACTATCATTATGTGGTATGCGGCAAGGATGAGATAGCAGAGGGTAAAAGATGACTGAGCACTTTGTAATCACAGATGAACCGGTGTTTACGTTTTGGGAGGGCAAGAAGCCTGCTTATATTGAATTGTGTATGGAGACCTGGAGAGCCAGATATGTAGAACTCAATTACAGCAATCTCCGGGAGTTTACAGATTTGTCTATTGACAAGATGAAGCGCTTCTCCCTCCCTCAACAAGCAGATTGTGTCAGAGCGCATGTGCTAAGAGACCAAGGAGGATATTGGTTGGATGCTGATACAATAATGATGTATGCAGCCCTTCCTGAAACCGATATGATTGGACATCCTCAGACCCGAGCAAATACAATCGGTTATCTCCACGCAAAAAAGAATTCTCCGATGTATATCCTTTGGAGCCAATATCAAGACCGTATTATGGAGACTGAGAAGACGCCTGCTCACTGGTCAATAATGGGCAATGCATTTACTGATGGATATGTCAAAGAGCATCTGGAAATAAGCATTGCATCAGTGAGGAAGTCGTGGCCCGAGACATACCGAGTCTTCGGTCGGACCAGACAAGAGCAGTATACGAAATTCTGGTTTGAAGAAAAACATCATCTCCAGGATTTGGATTTAACAGAGCTGTTGATGCTGCATAATTCTTGGACCCCTGAATGGTATAAGCAGCTGACCAGAGAAGAGGTTTTAAATCACGATTGTACTTTATCCAATGTACTGAGGGAGATGCTGATATGAAATACATCATAATGTGCGGAACAAATAATCCGGATTTCAGGGAGCCGAGACAATTAACTCCGATAAATGATGAACCTATAGTTGCCAGGACAATTCGATTACTCAAGGCAGCAGGCGTTGCAGATATAGCAATCAGCTCCAACGATAAGAGATTCGAAGGATTTGGAGTTCCGGTTTTACATCACGAGAACAACTTCAACTTCTGGGAGCATAAAGGCAGATGGGTCGAAGCTTTCTATCCGATGGAGGATTCTGCTTGTTATCTCTGTGGAGATGTAGTATATTCAAGTCAAGCGATAAAGACGATAGTAAATACCTCTACGCAGGATATTGAGTTTTTTGCATCAGCTCCACCCTTTGCCAAGAATTACATCAAGCGATGGGCCGAGCCTTTTGCATTCAAGGTTGAGAATCAGAAGCACTTCAGGGAGGCGATAGAGCTTGTTAAAGACTTCGCAGAGCAGGGATTGTTTAGGCGTGAGCCGATTGCTTGGGAATTATGGCAGGTGATAAAGCAGACGCCTCTGAATCAGATTGATTATACAAACTATACGGTTATCAACGATTACACTTGTGATATTGACGAGCCGCTGGATGCCGCTAAACTACAAGGAAGGATTAACGAATGTCAAGATATCTAATACATACCTATCCCGGACGATTGCATTATGTCGAAGCATATCTGAAACCTTCGATGATGGCTCAAGGCATTGCGGAAGAAGATATCCAAATCTATAACGATGCAAAAGGAGAAGGTAATCTTGAAGCGTGGCTCAAGTCGTGTGAGCAGCTAGACCCCGAAGTAGATGGCACTTGGCATCTCCAGGACGATGTATTAATCTGCAAAGATTTTAAGGAGAGGACAGAAGAGTTTGATTCCGGATTAGTCTGCGGATTCGGCAGCAATCTATATGACGACATTGGCAAAGCGGGATATAAGCCGGTTGAAAGCATCTGGTGGTCATTTCCTTGCATCAGGATTCCAAACAAGATTGCCATCGATGCTGCGAGGTGGGTCAGAAGCGATATCATCGGCAATCCGGTCTACGAGACTTATTGGAAAAAAGGGGTGCACGATGATTGGTGCTTCAAGATGTATATCAAAACCCTTCATCCAAAAATGATTGTTTTAAACCTAACTCCAACTTTGGTTGAGCATATCGATTGGCTCCTGAAAGGGTCAAGCTGGTCGAAAAGAGATAAGATATGCAGGTCACTTCAATTCGAGGATGATGACCTTGTTAAAAAACTGAGTCAACAACTTAGAGCTGAGGAAAGGAGATTAGCAGGATGCAGGGAGCCTATCAATGTTTTCACTGCGGACAATATAGTGTGGTCTGGGACAGTGACTTCAACCTCGATGAAATAGGAGAGTCTGGAGAAGGAGTGGCTCACATATGTCATTGTAATCACTGCGGAGCCGAGATTCAGTATATAGTGAGGGATAAAGAAGATGGAGAAGAACAATAGAGAACCAATAGCTTGGATAACCGTTAATGGAGCGCATGTTCCTATCTATGATAGTTCTTGGATGTCCTCTGAACAGAGAGAGCATTATAGTAGATTTATTGATGACCATCGCTGGGATGATAGATTGGATTCTGATGAGAAAACTTGGGTTGCTGCTTTAAGAAAAGAGAAAGAACTTAAAGAAGCAGAAGATAGGAAGAATGCTCAGATAGAAGCAAATCAGCAAGAGGCTAAGAGATTAAATGCTCAGGATAAGAAAGAAGAGGTGAAGCCTTGGACTAAGACGGAGCAGAAACGTTCTGAAGAGATGTCCAAGTATGTTAATGATAAATTGCATGTAGGTGAGGAGTTTGGAGAATTTTATGAAGAAACTCCGGTTGAGGAAATTGCATCTAGAATTCTTCCTGCAACCAAGAACTATAAACAAGACGAAGTCACTATCACTAAGATGAATATCACCTATGTTCAAAACTGGGATGAGAATGACCGTCGGGTTAAAAAAGGAAAAGTGGTTACCGGCTCCACTTATTATGTAGTTCAAGACGATAATGGGTCGATAGATGAATCTTGCTTTGCATATAAGACTAAAGCAGATGCTATTCACGCAATGGAACTTTATTATCAAGAAGAGATAAAGCGGAGGAATAAGTGATATGGGTTGGATAACAACGAAGAGCGGTAAGAGGGTAAATACAGACTGGTTTGACGCTGATGAAGCTAATAAGCAGCGACATATAGAAGAGAATAAGAAAGAAGCTGAGGATAAGAATGCTGAGGATAAACAGCTCACCAGAAAAGAGAAGGAAGAGCAATGGAATAAAAAGGTTGATGAATATATCGGTAAGATGATAGATAATACTCAAGTCAAACCTTCTAAACCCACAAAGATGTCACAATCAATATTCAAGTCTTCTTTCTATGATGCGTTAAAAGATGTTAAGAAAGGTGATATCAGTTATACTGCTCTTTCCAATTTAACTGGATATGATAAAGAGAATGACTATATAAACTCGAAGCAGACTATGGGTGGGATTCAGTCACTGATTAATGATAGAATATCAAGTGCAAAAATGGATTTCAGATTAGGAGTTATCAATAACGAAGAATTCAATCAAGAGATAAAAGCTCTTCGTATTTTACAAAAAACATTAAACAACATAAAGAAAGAAAAAGACTGGTAATCATTTAATTATCGAGCTATCTGTTGTATAATTAACAATAGAGGTAAATAAATATGTCACTATGGTCACTGATTTCAACAAAACTAAAGGAGATACTGAAGAAAATGATTGGCGGAAGAACGATTGAACAAACGTTACACGTCACTCCTATTATGTCATCTCAGATGGAGAATGCGATAGAGGAATGGAGTGCGATGTATAAGAATCAAGCGCCGTGGCTAAAGGAGCCGACCGATTACGACCCTGTCAGGATTGTATCTCTTGGACTTCCTGCACTCATTGCAAGTGAGAAAGCAAGAACAGCGCTGCTTGAGATGGAGAGTGAAATCACTACTCCTACAAAAGAGGTGGAGAAAGAGAATCCGAAGTATACCGAGCCCAAGGAAGATGAATTCGGAAATCTGATGCCGGTTGTTGAACCCAAAACCATTATCGAAGACCAGCCTATCTCAGATACGGCAAGAGCAGAGTATCTTAACGAGCAATATAAGAAGCTCAAGAAGCAGCTGCGTAAGCAGATTGAGTATGGTATCGCTAAAGGCGGTCTTGTTATCAAACCTTATCTGGTAGAGAATCCGGTAGTTAAACCTGAAGAGGATAAGAATCCTAAGGCTAAGAAGACAAAGGCTGACAAGCCTGAGAAGGTCGATTGGCAGATGGAGTTTGATTTCATCCAGGCAGATAATTTCTATCCTTTAGCGTTCGATGCCAGCGGTCAGATAACCGAAGCTGCATTCATTCAGACTCAGACTGAGAAGGATATAATCTATCGTAGGCTTGAGTATCATCAATGGAAGAACAATACGGTCACTATCATTAATAGAGCTTTTAAATCCACAAACAGGGATAATCAAGGCGGAGATACCAGCGGGGTTGATTTGGGACAGGAAGTTCCGCTTTCATCAGTATCCAGCTGGAAGGATTTGAAAGATAAAGTCGTTATCAAGAATGTCCAGAAGCCTCTGTTTGCATACTTCAAGATGCCGGAAGCGAATACGATAGATACCAGCTCACCGCTGGGTGTATCCGGATATAGCAGAGCGGTGAGCCTTATCAAGGATGCAGATATGCAGTATTCAAGATTGCTCTGGGAATATGAAGCAGGTGAAATGGCAATCGATATCGACAGAGATGCAATGGCATTCAAAGAAGATGCAAGGGGTCAGATGCACTCAGTCAATCCCAAGATGCAGGCAAGATTGTTCAGAACAGTTGACTTGGGTGAGTCGAATACATATGAACCGTATGCGCCTGTTCTGAGAGATGCTGCATTCATACAAGGTCTGAATACAATCCTGATGAGAATCGAAGATGTCACCGGTCTTTCGAGAGGAACGCTGTCAGATGCAGCAGCAGAGGCACGGACGGCTACGGAGCTGAAAATCCTCAAGCAGCGTTCTTATCAGACCAATGCAGATATCCAGCAAGCAATCGAAGATACACTTCGTGATGTCATCTACATTATGAATGTGTATTGTGACCTCTATGAGATAACCAAGGACGGTGAGTACGATGTGTCCTTCGAATGGGACGATTCAATCATCGTTGATATCGATACCGAGCTGGGCAAGAGAATCACATTGATGCAGAATGGAATATCCAGCAAGCTTGAAACAAGAATGTGGTATTTCGGAGAGACCGAGAGGCAGGCCCAGGAGGCTCTGAAGGAAATCGAAGGTGAGAATGTCGAGGATATGGAGAATGACTTGATATTCAATAACAATCGAGAGCAGCAGAGAGAAAATCAGAAGCCTAACAATTTCAAGAAGCCCGTTAACGATGAGGAGTGAGGAGCTTAAATGAAGATATGTCAGTTCACTCAGAATGAGCTTGATATGCTGAGGAGAGAATGCAATTTCACCGAGATAGAGAGCAGATGCTTCGAAGCAAAAGCAAGAGATTGTTCTGATGTACATCTTGCAATGGAGCTGAATATCTCAGAGTCTTCTGTAGCTGTGATTATGAGGAGAGTGAGAAGCAAGATAACCACTGTTCTCAAACATAACATTCAGCACACAGATAATCCTCTTGTATCGGGTTGTAACAAAGGATGTCCAAATATCGTTTATCATACGATGGCTGAATGGGCGAGAATTCCGGATTTTCTTTCGACAAAAGGAACACTTTACATCTACGCGGATTACAGAACCGAGAATGGGATAAATATTCCAAGAATCAAATTCGGAGACGGAATCAATTCACTATCAGATATTCCGTTTGCTACAATGTCCATCACTGATGATGATATGAGCTACTGGGACGGAAGAACAGAGTTTGACGGCAACAATTTCGGAGATGTAATCATCATAGACAGCTCACGTGATAAGGATAACAAGTTTGTATTTCCGACAGATGGATATTTAATGCTGAAGTTTCATACCGATGCAGTAGAGGAATATGCTGAGGTTGAGATATACAGTGCAAGCGAGCAATCCTATTTCAAACTGAGCAAGTATACCGATACTGACCGGCAATCCAAAGAGGTCTTTGTAAGGCGCGGAATGAAATGCGTTTATGTAAAAGCATCAGAGAATGCAGAGATAAGATTTGTTCCACTAATATAAGGAGGATGATATGACCCTTAATGAACTTTTATCTACATTTCAATCAGATACCGTATGCGTATCGTTATGTGAGAGCAATAACAAAGAAATCATCTATTTCAAGGCAGTTGGATTTGAGAGTCTCGAAGATACTTTACAGATAAGAGAAGTTCTGAAATGGGAAATCACAAGTCCGGTATCAATCAAAGTTACTCTTAAACCTGAGACTACAGAATAAAAATGTTATCAGAGAATGCACTTGACAATTTAATGCAGCCAATTATTGATAGACAGGAAGCTATCAATACATATGTTGTGAAAACAATAGCAGAGAGGGTAAAAGAAATCGGACATCTTTTACCCTCTGATGTTTATAAGTTGGATAGACTACTGAAATCGGGAGCCGATGTAAGAAAGATAAATAAGGAGATTGCGAAGCTTACCGGATTGAATGAGAAGCAAATCAAGCAGCTCATCAAAGTAGTGGCAAAAGATGCTTATATGGATACTAAACCATATTATGATTATCGACAGAAGCCGTTTATATCCTTTGAACTCAATCGAGAGCTGCAGCAATCGGTAAAAGCAATCGCAAAGCAGACCGCTAATACGTATATCAATCTATCCAATGCCAGAGCTTTTATGCTTCGGGATAGGAAGAATCCTAAGAAGCTCAGACCTACCAAGATATCGAAAGCGTATTACTCGGTTATTGATGAGGCAGTCCAAGCGGTTGTATCTGGAGTTATTGATTATAACACCGCTATGAGAAGAACGATGAAGCAGCTCTCTGAGAGTGGTATCAGAACGGTCACATATCATCCGGAAAGTGGAGGTATCTATACACAGCAGCTTGATGTAGCAGTGAAGAGAAATCTTATGGACGGCATCAGACAAATCAATCAAGCTGTTCAGGATATTACCGGAGAGCAATATGGAGCCGATGGGAAAGAAATAACAGTCCACGACATGTCAGCTCCTGACCACGAACCAGTCCAGGGACATCAATTCACAAACAAGGAATATGAGAAGCTCCAGAGCGGAAAACCTTTCAAAGATATCCTGGGAGAAAAATTTGCTGCGATTAAAAGACCTATTGGCCATTATAACTGCCGTCACTTTACATACTCGATAATCATCGGAGTAAATAAACCCAACTTCACCAAGAAACAACTCGAAGAGATGAAAAAGAAAAATGCTAAAGGTTATACCGATAAAAGTGGCAAACATAGGACTTTATATGAATGCACTCAAGAGCAGCGCAGGCTTGAACGAGATATCAGACAAGCAAAGCGTGATATAATGACCGGTCGAGAATCGGGTGATGCTGAGATGGTATCCGAAGCAAAAGCAAGATTGTCCAAGCTGCAGAAAAGATATAAGGCTTTCAGCGAAGAATGTGGATTGGCTCGCAAGCCGAATAACTGCAAGGTCGAAGGATTTACAAAATAACAAAATAAAAGCGTTACACTATTTTTTCTTTTGGAGATTAGTGTTAAAATATGTTTAAGAGGTGTGTAAATTATGGAAATGACAGAAATCATCGTAGCTATCATAACTGGAGGATTAACACTCGTAGGTGTTATGTTCACTAATGCTATGAGTAATCGCAGAGTAGAAAGTCAGCTGGAGACAGCGCAGGCGGTGACTAATGTCAAGATAGACCAGCTCACAGATGAAGTCAGAAAACATAACAATTTCGCAGCTCGTATGCCCGTGGTTGAAGAGCAGATAAAAGTTATCAATCACAGGCTTGCAGATTTGGAGGAAAAATGAACATTACATTTTTTGTTTCAGCACTTGCAATTGTTGCAGCAGCAACAGCTTTAACAGTAGAGGGTATTAAGAATATCCTCAAGTCGATGGAGAAGGATTGTAACTCAACAGTCCTTGCGGTAATCGTATCATTCATTCTTTCAATCGGAGCCTCAATCGGATATATCGTTTACACATCCACTCCGGTGACTGCTCCATTGATTGTTGTGATTGTAGCATTTGCTTTTCTCTCGTTTCTCTGTTCTACTGTCGGATATGACAAGGTAATGAAAGAGATTATCGAGAAGCTCCAGAAGAAATAATCACCGAAAGGTGTTTATGATATAACTCTAGCGTAAAGAGATATAAAGAAACGCTCATTCAGTGGATACTGTAATCCACGGTTAAATAAAACAGAGATAAAGAATGGAGGCAATTGAATGAAGGATTTGAAAGAACTTTTTGACCAGGCGGAAGACGGCGTACTTTCTTATGAGCAGTTTGCCGATGCCCTCAAAAACAACGACATCAAGCTCGTTGACCTCAATGAAGGCGGCTATGTATCAAAGGCAAAGTTTGAATCGGAACTTGATGCCAAGGTCAAGGAAATCGAAACCCTCAACGGTACGATTTCAACTCGCGACACTGATTTGGAGACACTCAAACAGCAGCTTGAAGCAGCCGGAGCAGATACATCAAAGCTCAGTGACTTGCAGACCCAGCTCCAGGCATTGCAGGGCAAGTATGATGCCGATTCAAAGGCATATAAGAAACAGCTTGCTGAGCAGGCCTATGAATTCAAGGTCAGAGAATTTGCAGGCACTAAGAATTTCTCCAGTCAAGCAGCGAAGAGGGATTTCATCCAGTCGATGATTGCAAAACAGCTCAAGATGGAGGGTGATTCAATCCTCGGAGCCGAAGATTTTGTCAAGGCATATGAAGAGACTAACCAGGACGCGTTCATATCTGAATATGACTACGACGACTACGACGATGATGGTTATGAAGAGCCCAAACCCCAGTTTGTAAGTTCTACTCCGGGAGCGGAAGATGTTCACACTCCCGACCCTACCGGCGGATTTTTGAACGCATTCCACTTCAATCCGGTTAGACCTATACCAGAGAAATAATGGAGGAAAAAGATTATGGGACAGCCCGCAAACAACGGCGGCACCAGCATGGCCGCAATCAACTACGCAACTGAGTATTCCAGAGCCCTCTCCCAGATGTGGCCCTATATGCTCAACTTCGGAGCACTCTTCTCAACTCCCAACAACAACAGATATCGCTGGATTAATGCGAAGACTATCGAGATTCCCAGCATCACTACCACCGGTCGTGTAGATGCGGACAGAGATACTGTTGCATTTGCACAGCGTAACTACGACAACGCGTGGGAGACCAAGACTCTCAAGAACGAGAGAAAGTGGTCTACCCTTGTACATCCTATGGATGTCGACCAGACCAATCTTGTAGCTACCATCGCCAATATCACGCAGGTTTTCAACGAGGAGCAGAAGTTCCCTGAGATGGATGCTTACTGCATCTCCAAGCTCTACAGTGACTGGCTCACCACCAAGAATCCTCGCACCGGCGTAACTCACACCGCTGATACGACCGCTCTTACCGTTTCCACCGTTCTCAAGGTCTTTGACGACCTTATGCTGAAGATGGATAACGCAATGGTGCCTGCTAACGGAAGAATCCTCTATGTTACCCACGAGGTTAACGTTCTCCTCAAGGAAGCACAGGGAATCCAGAGACAGATTAGCGTTGAATCCGGCCCCAATGCAATCGACCGCAGAGTGAACAGACTTGACCAAGTCCAGATTGTCCCTGTTCCCTCAACCCTTATGAAGACCAAGTACAACTTCAGCCAGGGCTGGGCGCCTAAGGCATCTGCAGACCAGATTAATATGTTCCTCGTTCATCCTCTCGCTGTCATCACTCCCGTATCCTACACCTTCTCCAGACTTGATAATCCCAATGCTCTGTCTGAAGGCAAGTACGTTTACTACGAGGAGAGCTTCGAGGATGTATTCATCCTCAACAAGAAGAGCGATGCAATCCAGTTCAACATCACCGAAGGCGGCAGCTCAAGCGGCACTTGATAGGAGGCAATATGGAGACTGTCGAAGTAAGATGTGGCGGTAAATACCTTGATATCCCAGCGGATGCCGTCGACAGATATGTAGCGAAGGGCTACGATGTAGTGGATAAGAGTGGCAAGGTCATTGTCAAGAGCATTCCTAATGACTACGGTGCATTAAGAGCCGAGTACATCAAGGCGCTGGACAAGATTAAGAAACTCGAATCCGAGATTGCAGAACTCAAGGCTCCTAAGAAGGCTCCTGCTAAGCAGGAAGTCGAAGAGGAAGTCGAGATTGCAGCAGAACCGGTTGATGAGCCTCCGGTTGTATCATCGAGCCGCAGGCGCAGCAGAAAGAATTAATCAAGAAAGGTGGCGAATCCGATGTATCTAACGTATGCTGAATATCAGACAATGGGAGGCACTTTGGATGAAGCCACCTTTAATGATTTAGAGTTCGAAGCTGAGGCCTTAGTTAATTGGTATACCTTCAATCGATTGAAGAAAGATACCACTTATCCGGAAGAGCTGAAGCGGTTAATGAAGTACTTAATTGGTCTTGCGTATTCCAAGTCCGGAATCATAAACGCAAGTGGTAGCGGGGCAGTAGATACTCAGAAAACAATCGCATCTCAGTCGAATGATGGAGTATCCATCAGTTATAACATCCTGAGTGCAAAAGACTTGATGGATTCGGTGAAATCAGAAAGCAAGGATGCGATTGACAAGTATCTGCAAGGCGTTATGAATGAAGCAGGAAGACTGCTGCTCTACAGAGGAGTGTATCCCGATGAGTAAACCAGGATATCCCGTATGGTGGGAGACCACAGTCACAATTTATAACAAGTTTATCGATGCTCAGACCCAGCTAGTGGCTTGGTATAGAAATGTGGTTACAGACTGCTTCTGGCAATTAAGCGGACAGACCGTTCAGATTGGTGAAGTAACTCTTGATTCTAAATCAGTTGTTTGCAGAATACCGAAAGACCCTAGATTCCTTGAAAAGCAGGATTGGATAAAAATTCCGAATGACCAGATGGCGAATTATTTCACAATCGCTCAAGGAGATATCATTGTCAAAGGTGTTTGTGAAGAAGAGATTGATGAATATACCAAAGGCCACCGGTCCACAGATTTACTGAATCAGTACCGAGCTTATCAAGCTTGTATGGAAATATCCGAGTACTCCAATAACACCGGCGCAGGTCGGAATAATGAGCATTATCTAACAAGAGGGAAGTAAGATGTCGTGGAGAATGGTGCTGCTCGATAGGCGTATCATCACTAAAGAGCTTAGAAGACAATTGAAAGATGTCAACGACCCGACCACGATGATTGCAGTTTATAATACTCTTGCAAAGAAATGCGACCCCTATGTTCCATTCTTAGAAGGGCCGCTTTCTCAAACGGTAAGGATAAGCTCCGAAGGAGTGAGATACATACAGCCTTATGCCCGTTATCAATATTACGGGGCACATTTCAATCATACGACAGATTATCATCCGCTTGCATCGGCTCAGTGGGACAAGGCGATGATGCGTGACCACCGACAAGAGTTCAGCCAAGAAGTTAAAGAAATTATAAGATGGAGGATAAAGCAGAGTGGTAGATAAGAACCAAGCAATAATTAATTTTCTGCTTCAATGCCCTACCGTAGCTGCAAATCCGGTCTTCTTCAATTTCATCAACGGAAAGGACGATGACAAGCAGATAGTAACTCAATCCACCGATAAAGCTTTGAATAGAGCATACATCGATGGGAGTGTTTCAAAAAGATTTACATTCACTCTCCTGGATTTGC